ATGGGTACAACAAATTCCAGGATCTACCGGAAGGTGGTCCTGAAAGCCAACAAAATCAAGCCTGATGGAAGTGGGGAAGGACCCCTTTGGCTCCGCATTACGATGGATCGAAAGGCTTATTTTATCTCGCTGGGGAAATTTGTGCATCCTGATTACTGGGACGCTGAGAAGGGGGTTGTCCTGAAAGGGGCCGGAAATGCTCAGAAGTTGAATCATTTCATTACCCAGGAGCTCAACAAGATAGATCGCATTATTCTGGATCTGGAGAACGATGATAAGGAGGTGAGCTTTGAGCGGATTAAGAAGCTGTATATCTCGGATGGCAAGCTTGATTTCATTGAATTTTGTAGGGAGGAGATAGCGCTCCGCAAGGGGGAGCTTTCACCCAGGACTATTGAGGATCACCTTAGTATTTTAGGCAAGATCGAGCAATACCAGGCTAAAATTAAGATCAGCACTATCGGTTCTGCCTGGCTGACGCAGTTCGAACATTACCTGCGCAACACCTTAGGAAATGGTGACAACACGGTGGCAACAAACACTAAATTCGTTCGGACGTATTTCAATCGGGCGGTAAGCGCCGGGTTCTGTAAGAAAAAAGAAATTAACTGGCGCGTGAGTTTTACGAACGGGGATCGCAACCCGCTCACCAAGGCAGAGCTGAGCGCGCTGTATCGTCTGTTTGAAAATGCTGCTCGAGTAGAAGGCTTAAATGAGAATGAGAATGAAAATACGAATCGGCTGGATGTGCTTCGGTCTTTCCTGTTTCCGTGTTTCGCGGGTGGACTGAGGTTCTCTGATATCAGAAGGCTGAAGTGGAAGCGGATTGAAGTGGGGGAAAACGGAAAAAGCAGATTACACGTCCGGACCAGCAAGACAGGGGAGAAGGTGTACATTCCACTGTCGACCAAGGCCCTGGCGCTTCTGCCTCATCGCACGACCGATGAGCGCCTGGTGTTCGTGACCTACGGGAATAAGTGGACTAATCGGCTGCTACAGGAGGTCTTTCAACTGGCTGGAATTAAACGTAAAGCGACATTTCATTACTCGCGTCATACTTTTGCTACCGTTTCACTAAGCTTAAAGATGAATAAGCAGGTGATTAAGCGGATCATGGGCATAAGGAGCGACAAGGTGATGGACATCTACGGCAAAATAGTGGATGACTTAGTGGAGGAGGAAATGGAGAAGTGGGAGAGTGTTTAAATTAATATGTTGTACTCTCCGCTCAAGGCCCAGCGCCATTCGACGTGATCGAAAGGCTCTAGCACGCCAACCCGGTTAAAGACGATAACTGAAGGGCGCTCGTAGGCGCAGATATTTTCCCGCCTATGTGCTTGAAGGGGGATTTCTATCCGGTTCCTGAGTTGATGCCGGCAGTTTGGTAGCTGACTAATGGCAATGGCTAGCTCAGGAAGTGTTAGGATCTGGATCTGGGACATATAGCAGGAAAAATATAAATATAGTGCTTTTTCCTTAATTCCAAATTGCTGTCTGAGAACTCAATTATTTCTTCTCTTATCCTTCCCAAATGACCAGTCGTATTCCTGGCTGCCCGGTGGAGCCAGCAAGAAGGTGAAGGCAGTCCAGCAGATGCGGATGTGCTGGATGAAGATTTGCCAGCTGGATTTTTTTCTGGGAGGCTTCATAGGAACTTAGTAGCCTAACTGGCTTGGTCGTACACCTTATTAACAGTTGCAATTACGGCGATCAACGAATTCTTCTTTGTTGTCGCTAGTAATGTAATAACAACCCCTTGGGCCAGTATAGAGGGTCTTGCCATTGTAGGTCCCACAAGGCCAATCGTTGTTGCGTACTGGTGGTCGGCCATTTTGTGGCTTTGGCTCGTTGCCGTCATTACAAGAAAATAAGGTAAGAGCACTGATTACTAGTAATGCTTTTTTCATCTGATTTTTATTAATGTTTAACACTTAAATGGTTGACAAACAATAGATTTGAATGCTATACAAGACGATTATTTATCGATTAAGATATTAATCGTCTTCTTTATACTGTTGCCAGCAAGATATGTAAACGGATTTGACGTAAAAAGAAAAAAATGGAGAAGCGGTTTGGGGCCTCAAATGTTATACCTCAGCCCTGTCAGCCTTATTTTTGAACATGCGTCAACACACAACCTGCCTTTTGATCGCACAAAGCCCGTTTTTCCCTTAATGGCGATCTGGTTCTTCTTGTTACGATATCTCTAATACTTTCCTAGCAGGCAAGAAAGCATTCCACTAGTTTACGGAATATTTATGCAATATGCTGATTTGAATATAATAGGAAAGACCTGTAAGTAGCTTGCGGGTCTTTCCTATGTTGTTCGCGGTGATTTAGTGATTTAACGCTCAACCCATTCCCCTGACCCGCCATCCGATTGAGTGGCAATGGATTGAGTAGAGGAGGATGGAACTGGGTTCTGGTTTGTTTCTGGTTGAATCAGCCCGAAATGAAGGAGCAGAGCTAAGAATAGAGTTGCCATAAGATATGAGTTTAAATTGATGATGCGAAAGTACTCCACCGCCGGCGGAAAAATAAAGGGCAAATAACAGTTAACACGATCTGAAAAAAAGTAGACTAAAAGACAAAAAATCCCATAATCTATTCCCTATTTTGTTTTTAATCCTTATGAAAGAATTAAAGATTTTAGCTCAGATCATGTGCGAGGAGATACAGCAGCCACTGCCGTTGATTTCCCTTAAGTCTAAGCCTGGCAAGAGGCTAACGTACATAAAAGGCATTATTGAGGGCACCTTCGAAAATGATGAGCAGGCGGCAGCGGCAATATACGCGAGTCATCCTGGCGACCAGCGCTACGTAACGTTAAAAAAAAGCGTTAAACAAAGGATGCTGAATAACTTATTTTTTGTGGATTTTGGAAAAGCCGGTAATCACCCGGCTAATGCGCCCGAACAGGAGTGTTTGAGGTTATTCCACTTAACCAAGGTGCTACGTGCGAAGGGATGCTTGGAGTATGCCGAGAAACTCGCTTCTAAACTCGTTGAATTAGCCACCAAGGCGGGTTTTAATCCCTTCGTGCTGTTGGGTCTGGAAGAGTTGCAATACGTCTACGTGCAGCAACACAAGCCTTTGCTCTACGAAAAGACGATAGAAAAGATTTGCCGCTACCGCCAACTGGTTCAATATGAACAGGAGGCTGGGGATTTGCATTGGCGCTTAAAAATACGCCTCAATCAATCAATTAAACAACGGCAAGCATTACTACCTGAAGTGGCCTCTGCAGTTGAAAGGTTAAAAGAAATCTGGCACTTCACTCAGTCTTTCAATGTATTTGAGTACTATTATATACTTCGCCTTAAGTATCTAGAATTGATCAACAATTTTGAAGAAGTAATCCAGTTGACAGACGAGGTGGAGGGATTTTGTCGGGAAGGCCTTATTTACGAGCAGTGTTTTGATCACCGCTACAATCAATACATAAAAGTGTATGCTTACCTGCGTACTAAACAATACAAAATCGGGCTCCAGTACGCCGAAATGTACTTAAATTCCTTTGATGAAGCGGACCAAAACTGGTTTCGTTTTATGGAAAACTACGTGCTGTTGGCCTTGCACCAGCAAGACTACGAACTGGCCCAACACCTGCTAGTCAATGTGCTGTTGAACCCCCACCAAAATAAACTTCCATCACGAACGCAGGAACGCTGGACACTCTACCAGGCATATTTGTACTTTCTATTACCCCCGCAAAAAACTGACCGTAAGTTTGATTTCAATGATTTGGTTTCGCAACTACCTCACTACCGCAAGGACAAGGCTGGTTTCAATGTGGCGATCCTAGTTTTGCAGTTCCTCTACTTCCTGAAGAAAAACGATCTCGATTCCATGCTTTACCGGGTAGACGCCCTGAACGAATATACAGGCAAGCACTTGCAGTCGCCCTTTAGTGAGCGCACCCGCACCTTGTTCAAGCTTTTCCGCATTCTCACAAGTAACTACCACCTCGATCCCGCTGGGATGCGCCGTCGTTGCGATTACTTGGCAGATAAGTTAGCTTGTCTGCCCGCTGAGGGCGATGCATACGCCGAGGTTGAGATCATCCCCTATGAACACGTCTGGGAGTTGTGCCTGCAATGGTTGCCCAAACCACTTAAGCAAGCTATTATCAAGCAGAATTAAAACACCAGAAGCTGCAATTGTATAAATGCCCGTCAGCCACAAACTGACGGGCATTTAGTTTTACTTTTTCTTTAAAATTTCAATTGTTTCGTCTTTCGCCTTAATCAACATTTCTAATCCTTTTACTCGCTCCTGGCAAAGTTGCAAGTCGGCATCTTTTTTATCAGAATCTGCATTGCCCTGGTGCAAAGCAATTAATATATCCTGACTTACAGAGTTTCCATCTCTCTTCGACTTTTGAATCACTTCTCTCCATACGCCTATATCAATGTCCTCAAAGAAAAAAATAGTAGGCACCTGCAAAACCTCGCTGATAGCTTCTAATTGTGAAACTTTAGCGTCGTTTTTCTTAAAGATGCTTAGGACAGTAGACTTAGTAAGGCCAGCCTCAACAGCTAATTTTTCAATCGACATACGCCTCTTTAATAATTCCTGCTTTGTTAACTGCTCAAGATTCCGCATTGATTAACAGCTATTTGTGAACAAAGAAATATATTTTATATAAATTATTAACCTAGAATTTGCACCTATGGTCAATAATTTATACTATTGCTGAACATTTTATAATTGCATCAGCAAGGTATATAAATCATTAATACAGAAAAAGGAGAAATAGTAAAAAATATTGTTAGAAGTCAATTTATGGGTAACCTAAGAGGGAGAATTACGCGCTGGGGTGAACGGAATGAGTAGAGATATTTTAGACCATTTAGACGAACAGAAGAAGGCTTACTATCGGAGTAATTATGATATAGTCTTTAGAAATGAGGTAGAGGCGTTTTTTCTAAAGTTTGGGTTTGAGGTTGATCGCTGCGGCATTATAAGATTCGTCGCTCACTTGACAAGCCCAATGGGTCGACGTTACAGCTTTCTATTCAGAGCTATACTTTGTCATTGGCCTTGGTCAATAGGGCTTCCGGTGGGTGGAGCTACCATTAGTGCAGTAGTTTGTAGAGGCTGGCGGGGAGGGATCAGCAAGGATGCTACTATGACTTCAGCAAGTCAAGGCCATACGTGCGAGGACCTCTGGGAGGATATGTGGGTAAAAAGTTCGGCAGCGATAGAATTTTTAATTACTTCAAATTGGGAATTCAGGTGCGAGTTTCCTCAGCTGTGTAAAGAAATTAGTCAATTCTATTCTTTAAAATAATTACTTATGGAACAAACAGGCAAAGTCAGTACTGAGGAAATTGTGGGTATTTATGACAAAAAGGTATCCGACCTCACCGTAGCGGAGCTTCGAGAGGTGATTATAAAAGCCCTACAAGAGGTAAGGCTTGAGGTGTCTGCTGATAAAATACTAACTAGACTTTCGGAGGGTAATTCTTCTTAATGGCTTCAATGAGCCGTTTGGTGGTCGCCTCGCGAATTTGATCTTCCTTTTCTCGCAACACCTCAATGGGAATGTTTTTTAAATGAGATAGAGTTTCAATTTGGAACTCCAGGATGGCATCCAACTTAGATTGAATCAAGATGTTATTACTGATGCTATCCAAAAACGCATCATTCATATTTATATGAATACCAAAATCGTCATTATTCATAATAAATTTTTTTAAAGTGTATAGCTGGCAATAATAGGCAAAAAGGCTGCTAAAGTCTATGGCTGAAGGCAGCCTATCACTTTAAACCAACTTGGCTAGTCTATTGACGTTGCTCGCAATCATTGTAACATCGAAGTAATATATGAACGATCAGCAAAAGCCCGAAGAAGAACAGAAAGTAGCGCCAGATCCGGCTAAATATACCGGAGTGCAGGTCATCATCGATGGAAAGGTAGTGTTTGGAATACAAGGACGTCAGTATAAGATCAGCAGTGATCTACAAGAGCAGATCCAAACTATATTCTGGTTAGAAGTAGCGCTAGAAAAGGCTAAAGCCTGTAATCGGTTTGAGCACTTTTAGGCAGTGCTCTGCTCAAACAATCATAGTATCAAAAAATTCAGAAGGCGCTGGTTTGTCTTCGTATTCTCCGAATACAACCAATGTTGACCCTTCTATCTGATAATTCAGTTTAAGCGGGTCAAACTGAATTTTTTCACCGAGGAATTTTGCCAGCTCGTTCAAATCAATCTGAGCACTATGTATACCTGCTGGTAGATTAGGGTCAGTATTTGGTTGCATAGGATAGTTATGCCGAAAGAACTTCTTAATCATACTAAAATAAGCTGTTTGTGACCAAACAAAGATTTATAAATGTTGCCGCAGCAAACATAAACAAAACCTAAGTTAAGTCCAAGACTATGAACAATCAGATTGAAGGAAAGCCTCTGACCTACGCAGAAAGGAGGGCGTATTGCAAGCGGGTAATTGCTCCCTACGCAGATTATTTACAGCGGGGCTATACCATCGATGTGCTTAACGTCGCTGCGGATCGGGGCCTGAGAAACCCCGAGGGAGGGCTGTACACGCCGGACCAGATCCGCCACACCAAGGCTGGCAATCTCGGCCTAATGGAGCTTGCCGATCTGATTGCAGAAATAGGCAGGCGCAACAAGGAAGCGTTTGAGAAAATGAATTCAGAGGATCACTCTATCGCTTCATAACCTTGAAAGACTGATATGGAAATTCAGCTACCCGAAATCAAAGAACTGATCCAAGCGGTGCAATCACTCACCTCAGAAGTGCAGGCTATGAAGAAGCTGCTCAACCGCAAGGATGCATACACTCCAAAGGAGGTGTCTGACCTCACTGGCTTGTCCAAATCCACGGTCCACAACTACATTAATGAGGGAGTGCTCGAATCAACGCAGGTGAAGAAAAGAGGGCGCGTCACCATTCCGGCGGAAGCGGTGGAAAGGTATCTGAAAAAAAAGCGCTTAGCCTACTTGCCTGAAGGGAATCTGCCACTTTAAAACAATCATTCCTATGGACGACCAGATTTTCGATTACAACTATTTTCGAGAGCACGAAACCCGCATCAACCTTTTTCAATGAAAGATCAGGCCGAATATAATTCATCGGAACCCGCCAGGAAGCCAGGCGACCTGGACGCCCCCTCTCTGTACGGGCGGATGTACGTGATCGGATTTGAGTACGGGCATAGCGCGGTAACCGGAGCGTTTGCCCCAGTCTGCAAGATCGAGGCAGACAACCTAGAAAGCGACGAAGACTTTAACCAACTGATCGAGGCCTTGCAAAAAGCAAAGGTTTCACTCAGGCAGTTGAGGGATCAAGCCACCTCTTCCACACAAAAAAAGTAGCCATGTCAGATCAATCTATACGCAGAGATATCGCCCTGGCAGTGCTGCCGGAAATGCTCAGACAATTTGGGGCTGGACGCACCCCATCGGTAAAACGGTAAGTATTTGCTCAAAGAGAAATTTGTAATATTCACTCTTTAATATTTTAACAATGATAGAACTAGGCAAAAAAGGAAGAGACAAGATCACTGGCTTCGAAGGAATTATTACCGGCAAGGCTGAATATCTGTTTGGATGCACTCAGTACAACCTGGTTCCGCCAATGCGGGAGGGCAGGCTGCCAGATATACAATGGTTTGATGAAGGCCGAATAGAAATTCTTGGAGAAGGTGTAACTCCTGAAGATGTGCAGGTAGAAAAGAATGGCGGCCCGAATCGGGATGCGCCCAAATAAAATCTGTTCGGTATTCCAATCCTTAGAAAGGAATACCGAACACTATAGTAGTCAAAGCGACTGGCCTTGAAGAACGAAAGTCAGAATAGTATGGCTACCTCTTCCACACAAAAAAAGTAGCCATGTCCGAGTCTGTACGCAGAGATATCGCCCTGGCAGTACTGCCGGAAATGCTCCGGCAATTTGGCGCTGGACGCACCCTGGCGCTTAGGCTTTGGACGGGTACAGATCGATTCGCGTTACGGCTTACGCGTAAGCCGCCATTTCGCGGGGTAGAGCAGTCGGTAGCTCGCTGGGCTCATAACCCAGAGGTCGCAGGTTCGAGTCCTGTCCCCGCTACCAGTTTTTAGAATTTCTTATCATCCATTGCCAAAAAAACGCCGTGTTTTTTGGCGTGGAAGAATATTGCCTAAACTTTTTTACGCGATGAGCAAGCTGATTCAAGCATCGAGAGGGCCTTAACAAAAAAGCAGGACATCGTCACGATGTCCTGCCTAATCAATCCTTTTGGAAATGAGGTTCCCAAGCCTGATTTCCTAAACCAACAATTAATATTCCCAATAAGCAATTACTTCGATAATCACTTACCCATATGCAATTTAACTTATCTATTGACCAAATCCAAACTGCTTCGGTTCACGAACTACAAAAAGTAGTCAAAGATCTCAATGAAGCCATTCTCAGCCTCCAGCTCCACCTGGAGAGATTTCCCGACGAGACGCCTGAGGTAAAACAAGAATTTAATTTTCAGATCCTCCGGCATACAACAATGCGTAAAGCGATCAATATTCTTCTGGCCGAGCGCGCCTTTGCGTTGCTGCGCTCGCAGAAAGCCATTTATGCAGCATAAACAACTTTATGGCCGCTTTCCTTCACTGGAGAGCGGCCTTTTTATTGAATTGCTATGAACCCAACAAATCCACCAAAAGATCGAATTGCACTTCAGACAAAGCCGCTTTCCAGGCGTCCCATAAATCCGGTAAAAGATCGTTTTCTGGCTTGGAAAGAAGAATTCAATGCCGCTCAAACTCGTCTAAAAGACCAGTTGCGCGGCAATGGGCTAGACATCTTCGAAGCCCTGCTGGAGTTGTACTGTGCCCAGTGGCGGGTTGCGCTACGAGCCGGCCAGTTTGCCTCTGTTTCAGCCGGCGACAGCTACCCGATCATTTCAATTCGGACGAACTCAAAATGGCTGGCCGGCAAGGCTACCTGCAGTCCAAGGACGGTGAGGACGCACATGGATTCACTCGAGTCGTTGGGGTTGCTTGAGAAGAAATTTCGCGGTCGACAGCGCGATTACGAGGTGTGGATTAGCCGGTGGATATTGACCGGAGAGGCCGAAAAACCTCCTGTCGTTAACTTGTCCGAAAAGTGCTTTTTGGCCCTCAAAATGCAAACTTCGCCACCTACAATATCAAGAACATCAAAAAATAATATTAATAGCGATGTTGAAATGTGGAATTCTTCGCCACTTTCCTCTCCCGCAGGCCCTGACCCGATGGCGCAGGAACCGCAGGAACAGCGCAAGAACATAAAAAAACAAGAACACCAGGGGCAGGGGCAAAACACCGACAAAACGCCGCCTTCAGCCCCTACAGAGGCCTCCTGCAAGGCCTTAGTTGAACAAGTTCATGAACATTACACCGGGGGGGCGGCGCGGCGGCAAAGCCCCCCGGAAGACACCAGGGGCAGGATTCTCGAACGTTTGCCCACTAAATCCGAGCCTAAGCAGCTAGCCCCTGCTGCTCGGGTGATGGCGCGTTTGGGGCCTGTGCCTGAAAACTTACTCCAGTACGTAGTGTTGTTCTGGCACTACGTCAAGTTAGCTCTCTACCAGCCGATTAGCTTTAGTCTGGAGGAGGAGAGAAAGATTAAGAATCATATCTATGCCCACGTTTTTAATGGGTTCCAAGCGGATTGCAGCCCTGAAGAATGGCAAACGTTCTACCACGAGTTGCTGGAGCGGGTAGATCTGGCCAGCCGGTACGTGGAACGTGATCCCAAGCGCTTCATCCCCTATCCCATCAAATACTTTGACCGCACTTTTGAAAGCGGATTCAAGCGGACCGACGAATGGCTGGCCAAGCAGAAAGCCTATCAGATTCAATTCAAAGCAATGCTGGAGGTCAGAAAAGCCAAAAAATCCCTGCAGAAAGACCAGGCTCCCCCTGGATCCGGGAAAGTAAGTTCACCACTGGAGCTTTACCAGTACTGGCTGCACCGGATTTCCCGGCACGGCTGCCGGCAGGCAACGGAAGTCTATTTGAACTATTGTGCCACCCTTAATTCCAGAAAATAATGCCTATTACCGTAACTGAACGAATGAAAATGGAAGCCAAAACCGTAATGAAAGTTACTTTTTGGGATGGAAACGTGGTTTGCTTCTTTGGTTTAGGCACTACCCGAAACGGAGAGAAAAGGCTCTCCCTGGAACTGATCCGACACAAACGCAATGTGGCCAATCGCATTGACCACGTTTGCGAAGCCGTGATCTATAAAAACCGCTATCCGGCAAAGGATGGAGGGAAAGAAGACATTTTGATGAGGTTCGAGAAGGGAGTGTGGTTATGATCGACTCAATTCCTTTGCTAGAGCACCGGATTCCAATTCGGTTCAACATCTACCAGGTGCAGGCCCTGGCAAGCGCTATCGCCTCGCAGATTGATCGGATCATTCAGGCTCCCTTCACCCTGGATGCCCTCGAATTGCTGGAGTTGGAAACGCTTCGTCAGCTGTACGTCTATACTGATCGAAGATTCAAGACGATGTATAGCTTCAGTAAATTCTCAGCCAAGCCTGTTGATTCAGCAAACAGAAAAAGCACGCTTTCTCTCACCTTGCACAGGTGGATGCTCATTCATCAAACACTCATTTTCGATGAGAAAGATCATCATTTTGATGAGCTAATGTTTGAGATCGACAGAAAGTTGCAGCAGTATTCTCACCGGGTATGCCTGAGACGGAAAGAGAGAATTGAAGGCCTAACTAAACTTCTAAATTCAGAGAAAAACAATGAAAGGCTCCCAACTCAGCTGCATTGACAAACCGATTATGTCGGTTTCATTCAATCAGGATGAAATTCTGCAAAACATAGTGGCCCTGCATTGTCCGGCGGGTATTGAATGTGATGCCACCTACGGATACGGCGGTTTTTACCATACAATCCGGCGGCCAGTATACTGTTTTGATCTTGCTCCTAAAAGGCCCGAGGCGGTGATGGCCGACTCTCGGGCCTTGCCGCTGCCGGCAGCTTCTTTGCAATCGTTGATGTTTGACCCTCCGTTTGTAATTTCTCACCACGTTGAAAGTGAGGGGTATTTGATGGATATCAAGTATGGTGGCTACAAAACCCTCACTGAGCTCCGGGCGCATTACGCCGACAGCATCACTGAATTTGCTCGGGTTCTCAAGCGTGGAGGCGTATTGATTTTCAAATGTCAGGATCAGGTGCACGGCCGGAGGAATTATTTTATTCACAATGAAGTGCTAGAGTTGGCCAAGGATGCCGGTTTCAAGGCGGTTGACCTATTTATTCTCATTGCCCGAAACCGTTTCATAGGTTTTGCCAATAAGCAGTGTCACGCCCGGAAATTTCATTCTTATTTCTGGGTTTTTAAGAAAAATAAACAAAGGTGACGCACGGTGCACTTTTCAACGGCATTGCTGGCTTCCCGCTGGCTGCCAGTTGGGCAGGTATCCCTACCACCTGGATGGTTGAAATAGATGAATTTTGTAATAAAGTAAGTAAAAAACACTTTCCCAATGCGACTCAATACACGGACATACGAACAGTTAGAAATCTTTCCTACGTCGATATTATCTCCGGGGGATTCCCCTGCCAACCCTACAGCGTTGCCGGAAAGCGAAAATCAAAGGCAGATAATCGTTATCTCTGGCCGGAGATGCTTAGAGTCATTAGAGAAGTTAGGCCGCCCTACGTCATTGGCGAAAATGTTGCTGGAATCATCAGCCTGGCACTCGACGAAGTGCTTGCTTCGCTGGAAGCTGAAGGCTACACCTGCGAAACGTTTGTTTTGCCAGCTTGTGCCGTCGGGGCGCCGCACAGACGGGATAGGGTTTGGATTATTGCCTACGCCGTTGGGATCGGCAGAAAAGAAGAATTCAAAGAAATCAATGAGGAATCGAAAGCAGGATTCTCATCTGCTACCACGCATATTGGATCTACTTCACACACCAACCGCGAAGGCAAACCAGCTTTGTCCATCAATGCTGAAAAAGGGCAGCGGTTTTCTGCCAACCCCTACAACAAACGATGCGAGAAATGCAACCTTTCCCCCCTCACAAACGGAGCGGGACGGCCTTGCAGGTGCCATATTAAGGGGGGAACTACTGCCAATCCCGACCAATTCAACCGCAACCGTTCAGGATTTGGAGCAATCCATGTTTCACAGCAGCCGGCGCCCGGAGTATTCGCAATGCCAGGCTTCCGGCTCACTGAACCCCCGGTTTGTGGCTCAAATGATGGGCTACCCGCCCGACTGGTGCGAAATAGAGGAAAGCAGTTGAAAGCCTATGGCAACGCTATTGTACCGCAAGTAGCCTACGAATTATTTCTGGCAATAAAACAACACTACATACAAACTTATCTAAATGACAATCCCAAATGAATCAGCCCCGCAGCTACTGTAGCCACCTGGTTAAACAGGGTAAGGCTGGCTCCCGAAAACCGATCAGAAGCTTTATGAAGTTTCAGGTCTTCGTGGGTCTGATCGGCCACCTGTACAACCCGCATATCTATCTCCGGACCGGCAGCCCCCGGGCCTGCAAGGTGTGCGGTTGTACCTGGTATGAGGCCTGCCCGGGTGGGTGTGCCTGGGCAGACGAAGAAATGACGCTTTGTTCGAACTGTATTTAATTAAAATTATGGGAAAGCAAAAAGAGTTAGAAAAATATAAAAAGGCTTTAGCCGCTGCGGTGGCTGAGAAAGAGAGGTTGGCCGAAGAGCTGAAGCAAGTTCGTTTCGAATACTTTAAGCTCGAAAACGAAAATTTGAGGTTAAAATCTGAAAACTCGCAGGTCCAGGCAGAAATAAAAGCAGCCTGCAAGGAAGCAACCAAGGCAACTAGCGAACAGATGCGACTGCTGAATATTGTAAAGGGCTTGTGTACGCTGACTCCCAACTCTCTGAGTATAAAGCAGCTTGTTGTACAAAACAAGGCGCTAAAGCTGAAATTGGCCGATGCTGACTTTCGGGTTCGGCAAATGTATTTGAACTACGAAAGCCTAGAGCAGCGACATAATGACTTACTCTTGTCTAGGCGCGAAGAGATAGCGACAAAGCTTTTAAGAATACAGCTTTTAAAGTTAGAGGAAAAGTATAACAACCTGAAGGTAGTCTATTATAGATTGAAAAATGATGTGGCTGTATAAAAAGAGACTAGAAGAAATCGGTTCTACTATCATCGTAGAAATGAAGGACATGGATCTGAAAATGTGTGAGTACGATTCAGAAAGAAAGCGAAAGCGAATAAGTAGAAAGCTCCTTGGTATTATGCTGGAGATGAAAATGCTCAAGGTCGTATCTGAAAATCAGTGGATGAGAAAGCTCGTCGTTAGCGAGTACGGCGCCAGGGTTGCAAGAGAGTCCAGGAGAATGAAGCGGTCACACAAGATCACACCCCTGGCAGAGAAGTTCATTTTTGACCATATCGAGCACTGCACCAACAAATACATTGCAAATCAAATAGGTGTCGGAAGGACCCACTTGCAGCTGTATTTGCGAAAAAATCGAGTGCTATATCAAAACAAAAAACAGCGACCTTTTTATTTCAAGCAAACCTTTTTCCCCGTGTTTTATGAAACTCAAAAAGTGCCTAATCTTCAATGAATTATGAAAATCACCATCGAGTCCACCACTAAAATAGTTGAGCTGAAAACGGCCAACGGAGCCAGCCTTCCTGCCCGGGTCTGGGAAGGAAAAACGGATACAGGCGTAGAGGTAATAGCTTTCATTACCCGAATTGCCGTTAGTAATGATTTCGACCACGAGCAATTCCAAAAAGAACTCCAATCCTGCAAAGTGCCTACGTCCGCAGTTCAGGCTTTTGATATGCGTTATTTCATTGACTAATGCCTGTTAACTACTCCATATACCCACCCAACTGGTTCACCCAGATCCGGCCGCGCATTCTCGAACGGGCAGGCCACCGGTGCGAAAAATGCCAGGCTGCCAACTACCAGCCCCACCCGGTCACTGGTGCAATGGTGTATCTACAGGTAGCGCATAAAGATCACGATCCGGAGAACTGGGAGGTGACCGACGACCGGCTGGAGTGTCTTTGCCAACGCTGCCACCTCAATACGGACCGACTTGAGTGCATGGCTCGCCGATCAGCGCGACTCAGCGAGTCAAAACGGTTCGGGAGGAATTACAAAAAGCTTCAACTCACTTTAGATCTACCCGATCAGCAGCAACATTGAAACCATCCGAATGCTGGAAAGCTAAAACACCGGGGACGTTGAGTCCCCTCTCTTAGATACATCAATATCAATACAATTGTATTTAGTACAAACATATTAATATTAAACAAACATATTAATACTAACAGGATGAAAGAAAAAGTTAAAACCAAGAAGGAGGAGTTGGCTGAACTGCTGGCTGAATCCCGTGCCGCTCGCAAGGAGGCAGAAGACTACCTGGTAAGCCAGGGCAAAAAGTACTCACTTTCGCAGTGGGTAACTATCAAAGAATACGCGAAGCGGTTTGACCTGGAGAGCACCAACGTGGTTACTAACTGGATCAATAGGGGAGTCATCCCTAAGGAGAATGTAATTCTGATCGAAGATCTGAACAATCTAAGACTTGTGAAGGCAATTCCTTATAAAGAGTAGCCTTTAAGTGTGTGTGGAGACAAGCCCGGAGCAACGCCCCGGGCTTTTTTTAGATCTTACAAAGCGTGACCGTAGCCGGCTTTCTCAAGGGCAAGGTGACCACGAGTTTCTTTACGAAATAATTCACGCCCAACACGTGCTTGGGGTCGAAGTAGTCCAGATTGGCCAAATCCCGGGCATCCAGCGCAGCTGGCTGCTCGGTGGCGTAGGTGCGGGCGCGGAAAGCAGCGTATTCCTTCCAGAATTGCTCATACAACCCATACGTGCCTCCCCACTGTAGGGTCACCCGATTGCCAGCCCCGGCGTCGTACTCGTTGCTGGCCTTGGGATACGAACGGGATCCGCTGGCCAGCCCGTGCCAGAACAGGAGCCGAAGTCCAAATTTAGTTTCTCCCAGCCTAAAAAACGACGACACCCCCTTCTGCTCAGTATAAGGCAGCTGTAGGCCTTCCTGGGTCTTGACCAAAAGAGAAGATAAAGCCACTTCAATTTGCTCCTCACCGGTACCGTACGGCTGGAAAAGCTCGGGAAGTGCGCCCTGATCATCCGCTTTAGCGGTATTGTCGTCACTCTCCAGTCGGAACAAGAGTTTTGCTTCACTTCCAAACGTCAGATCATCCTCAAAATCCGGTGCACACTTAGCGCTCCAGTCGGTTCGGCATTCGGTTTCCAGCACCTCTTTGATGAACCGGATGGTGAGCTTCTTTTTGGGCGTATCAAACTGGTAAGCCAGGGCAAAAGCATTCCGTAACGAAGTCATGAGCTCTTCCAAAGTGATAGAAGGAAGGAATTTGGCGTAGGCAATCGTCGGGTTGTAGGTATTGAAAGGAAAAACGGCATCCGGCTGCTGGAGATCCAGCGATTGCAAGCTGTACACCAGCATCCTGACCACGGCCGGATGCTGCAGAAAATCGCCTTCTACGGTATAGCCAAACGAAGCAAAGATCTGCTTTATGGCAAAGGGTAAAAAGAGCATCGGGCAGAGCGTGTATTTGAGGGGCTGCCCGGGGGAATTGTGTTTATACCCGCCGTCGTAATAGTTGACGTATCCTACGTACTGCTTATTGGCCGTCTCAGAGGCCGGATCTCCGTAAAAATGCGTGTTACGAATCATCGGAAAGGCGTATTTGTCACCCGGTCTGTTGTTAACTGCAGCATCGGGAAAGGGGGCAATGGTACGGTATGTGATCCGGGTAAAATTGGCTTCCCGGTTTTGAAAGCCCAGAAAAGCGTCCGCTTCATTGTATAAATCCAACCGCCTCACAATCCGATAACTGCTTGCGGTTGGAGTCATAGGATAAATGACCAGGCTGTTTCCGTAGGCCTGGCTACGGATGGGAAAGTTGATGGCCGGATCGTTGATGTAGGAAGAGAGGATGACCAGGTTGTTGGCCTCGTCCTGATCGAGCCTGGATCCCAGGTTGTCGAGCTCGAAATAAACGATTTCCACGTTATCGCGATAGATCCAGTACCGGCCCCGGAGCACCCGGCCAAAAGCCGGATTGAACGCTCCAATCTGCATCGCATAGTGGTTGGAAGTAACCGATACGGTAGGAAGGGTTTCCGAACCCAGGTCAAGTTCGGTGAGCAGCCGGCCGCGCATCGTTTCATCCAGTCCTCCCTCCGGAGACACCAGATCCACGCTCACGCTCTTAGACGATACACTGCGTATTTCCATCAGGCACTCCCGGAGCAAACCTCCATAATAGAGCCCAACCTGGTACTTTCGCTTGCGATCTGCTCCGCTTTGCCGGTTGTTCAAATACCCTAATTTTCGGGCGTTTTGAGGCGTCCAGGGCAGGGTAAAAGGATATGAAAAAGTGCCTCCCCACAGCTCGGTTTCAAACAAGGGCGAAAGCATCTCCAGCTGCAGGCTGGGATTCCCCAGTTCCAGAGCCTCCCCGTCGGAGAGTCGTATTTCCAGCTCGGTCATATCGGACAGGCCTGGAGGTTGAGAATCGGTGCTACGTAGTCGGGGTCCGAGAGCAGATTGGGCTTTTCCACGCCGGTAGGCTCCCCGTTCGGCACGTCCGTAAAATATTCCTCAATGGTATAGCTGAAAATATATCCGCTGTTGGGCATAATAAAAGGTTTAGCGTGTATTGGAAATATCAATCGTATAGGGTGCTGCCTGGTTGATGCTGAAGGCAAGGGTGCCCGTGATCCGGTGATGGATAATGCCCCCATTGACCGACACTGTGATGTAGGCGCGCGTGGGTGCTGTGACGGTAATCATACCGCTTGCCGGGTGCTGAATAGCAGTATCTCTCTGTACTAAAGAACCCAGTACCGAACTGTATACGCTCCATCCATTTGGGACAGTGCTCTGCACAGAGAGGTAAACTGTGGCATTGACCGGAGCCAGCCGGCAGAGTTGTTCGTTGGCACCTGCCTCGATCCAGCGTAGCCCCTGCTTGGTATTGGGGTTCACGTCTCTCTGTTCCTTCTCGGTCATAGCGTTGGTGCGCGGTGAGGGGAACTTGCAACGCACATTACCCGTATCCTGCCAGTTAGGCTGGGTATTGGGATCCACTCCAAACGGCACACAGAAGGTCGTGCCGGGTTTGAAACGCCAGGCGGTTGGGCGCGTAAAGGGAGGCAGGGTTGCCGGCATCCGGCTATAGTTTCGCTCGGAGTGAGAGAGGCGGAATTTGAGCTTTGCGGCCAGGGAATTGGGCTTGCTGTCCTTGCCTAACAGTTCCTTGCTCACTAGCTCGACGGCCATCAGGCCGCGATTGGTGACCTGGTAGATTTCTTTTGAGAAAAACAACTCCTGCAGATACTCCATCCAGGCCCGCTGATTCTCCTTAAAATAACCGGTATTGGCCAGAATGTCGGTTTCTCCCGACAAGAAGGCAGGGAAGGAAGATCCAAAACTCCGTCCGTAATTGTGCGGGGTGAAGCGCTTACCAGCCTCGCGTTCCACAACCAGGTTTTCTGACTGATTGCCCGTACAGCGAAGGGTGTCAAATCCCCCCAGAGAGTTTCGATAGAGCCAGTAGGTCACTTCGTCCGGGCGAAAATAACGCCGGTCTACTTGGTAGGTACGCACCTGGGAGACGCGCCTGCTGGTCTGGTTGGAGACGTACACCTGGTAGCGGCGAATCTGCTTCCCTTCCGTGGTTTCCTGACTGGAGAGCCCTAGTGCCGAAAAACCCACCGGGAAACAGTAGACCTGAAAGAGTCGGGGGGTGGAAAGGGCTTGTGATGTCAGGCTTTTCTGGCTGCCATCCGTGAAGGTAAGCACTACCTGCAGCCTGAGCTCCAGGGGCAGGGGTGTGAAGTTAGTGAGCAAATACAGAAATTCTCGTTGAGCCGTATCGATCCACTTATTGTCTGGTTGCCAGGTAAGAAATTGCGCGGTCTCTTTTAAGTAGGTGACGAAAAAAGAACTGGAATTGTCGGCAAAGTCGGCGAAGGAGAGCCCCCCTTTCAGGGCATATTCTACCCGCGTGGCAACTGTAGTGCCCACTGGTGTACTGACACCTTGTGTAACCCGGCTTTCAATCCGGAAGGGCATCACCAGGCCAGGGCACGGCGTGATGGTATGCCCATCGAAGGCCGGCGCCTGGCTTTCCAGAGACAGCAGTGCCTCCAGGATATCCTCGTAGTAGAGTGTGGCCCCCTCACGGATGGTAACCGATCCGACCGTTTTGGGGGGCTTTTCGCGGGCTTCCCGCGTGGCCTCCCTCACGAAATTGTTTGAGAGCCAGGCCTGGGGCACGTAAAGATCAGCAAAGTACCTCAACGTGGCCCGGTTCTGAATATTATCAGCGGCTGCGATTCGATGCGCTAAAGGATTGTGCGCAAAGCGTAGGGGCAGGTACGAGAGCGCGGCTAAAGGGGGGGTAGGTGTCATTTAGTGGCTTTTTTTACGCCCGCAGCGACTTTGCTGGCCGTAATTCGGGAGTTCTCTTTCTGATAATAATCGTAATCTAAAATGGCAGTGGATGGCATCGGATTTTCCAGATTGAAGTTAAGCCGGTCTAGGTTGGCATTGAGCTTACTGACCCAGGCCGGCTCACTCGAATCCGTGGAAGTGGACACCGCGCTTTCCGTAGATCCATTGGCCGAAGAGCTGGGAGCCGAATACGAGGGCGCTGGCGTGGATGTCATGCCTCCGGAAGCAAAACCGCGTACGCGGATAGCCTCCAGCATGCGCACCGTGTCGGCTACCAGGGGATCCTGCAGCATCCAGTTGGGTACGATGTATTCCGAGCCCTTTTCCCCCACTAATGCCAGGTAGGGCTGAGTGACTGATCCCCCCTTGGAAATGTTATTGATCGGGCCGGTACCGCCACCTTGAGCAAATTCGGGAATGGGTGTGCTTACTACCTTGGCAATATTGATTGCCGACATGGCAGCCGTCGCGATGGCCGTCGGAGAAAAGAATCCCAGCGGGTTCTGCGAAGCTTTGATCACGGCCAGGGCGCCAGCCATAATCGCCTGAGCGATGTTGTTGGCTTTTTCCGTTTCGGCTTGTTTCCGCTTCAGTTGGCGGGTTTTAGCGTCGTGATTGGCTTCTATCGTAGCTTTGGCCTTTTCGTGCTCTTCCTTTGAGATCCGGCCCGCTTTCAGTTCACTGTCTAAGTTCTTGATGCGGTCCTTTTTGGCCCGGTTCTCCTGTAGTTGTTCCTTGTCCAGATTAATCTTCTTGAAATCGAACAGCGTGGCCACGCCCGACTGCATATAGCCCAGGACCTGCTCAGTTACCTGGCGGTCGCGCTCAATGCGGCGCAACCGGTAGTCCTCCTCCAGGTTGTAAACATTCTGCTGGTGCTGATCCTCTAAGAGAAACAACTCATCGATCAGAGCCTGCTTCTTGGCCTTCTCGGCCTCAATAACGGCCGTAGGCTCGATTGCATCGGGGTTTTTAAGTTTTTCCCGCTCGTAATCGCGCTGCCGCTGGTCCATTTCCCGCTGGGTGGCCTCAATTTCGCGCTGTTTGGCCCGGGCTTTTTCCTCGTATTCGGTTCTGACACGGAAAGACTCAGCCAGGTGCATAGCCTCTTCGTTGCGAGAATTTTTGAGCCGGTCGAAATTAAGCCGGGCCTGGTTTTCGTCCATGGCCGCATAAGCGATCGCAACATCAGCGCGCTTTTTGGCCACATCTTCAGCAAGCCGGACGGCCTCCTGCGCCATTTTTTCGGATTCGACCCGGCGCTTTTCGGCGTATTCCTGCTCAATTGCGAGCAGATCCTGCTCCAGTTTCCGTCCAATCGTGGTCAGTAAGTCACTCTTTGCTTCGGCGCCGGCATTGGAGCTGGCTACCTCGGCCATTTCCTGGGAGGCTCTCCAATTCGTTTGAGCTATTTTGCGCTCCTGCTCGTCGGTAATGAACTCAATCTCCATCGCGGCTTTCCGCGCGTAGTAGTCCGCCTCCAGTTTGAGTCGGTCCGCCAGGTCCTTTTCGGCTTTCTTTCGGTCGGCATCGGACAGAATGGAAGGCATTTTGCCCTGTTCCCAGGAAGGGTTGGCGGCGGCCAGTTTCATTTTTGGGTCTTTCAGTTTCATTTTTGGGTCTTTCAGGTTGTCGCCGTTTAGCTCCTCTAGAAATCCTCTGGTTCCCTTGGCTGAGTCTTGCAGCTTGGCTAGCTTGGCTTGTAAAGAGGCTATCTCCTCATTGCTAAGCTTTTTATTGTAAGCAACCGGACCTGCCATTGAGTGTCCAACATATTCTATTTTGAACAAGTCGCCGTCTTTATCCCGCTTAGAGAGGGCTTTTTGCGTTATCGCTATCTGCTTTTCTAGCTTTTTCAATGCTTCTGTCTGTGCGTCGATAGCTTCCGCATTCTTCACTTTGAGAATAGCCCTCTGCGTTTCGACAAATTCCCGGGCCTTTTCAGTATTAATACCCATTGCCCGGCCATAGGCATCAAATTCAGTAATAGCCGTAGGAATAGTGGTAGCTATTTGCCCGATGATCTTATCCAGTTCGGCTTGCTCCTCTTTATTGAGAGTGGTTTTACCCTTCAGTTCATCGTAGCGATTCAGCAATGGAAGGGTGTTTTTCTCCAGATTGACTACTGCGTTTTTCTGCTCGTGGAAGGCCTCCGTCAGTTGTTCGGCTTCAGGCCGCAGATCGAATAGATCAGCCAGCTTGCCTAATCCAACTTCCAGACTGCTCATAAACGCCGTACTGACCAGGGCTTCGGAAAAGAACTTTTTAATCTTCTCCCAGCTGGCAGCTGCATTCTCGTTTTTGATATTGAACTCGCTCATGATCGAGTTCGTGTTCTGGAGGGCATTGTTGGAGAGGGCGACTTTCTGGGAAAGCATCTGCGTGTTGCTGCCCAATTTGGCGATGACCTCCGAGGCGCCGGCGCCGTCCAATTTGAGTTCATCAAGCAATCGGGCGAAATTGGTAGCCGAGGCGCTGCTCTTATTCGCCCCTTCCACCACTTTGGTAAAAGCGGCGAAAATATCATTGTCAACCAGATCTTTAAATTCCTTGGCCTTCATGCCGGCTACCTTAGCAAATAAGGCGGGTGCTGCGGCCATTTTCTGCAGGATGCCGCTAATGCCCGTCCCACCGCGTTCGGTGGAAACGTTCAACTCCTGCAGGGTTGCTGAAAGGCCCAGTACTTGGCCAGAAGTCATTCCCAGGGTAATGCCCACGCCACCGATCCGCGAGGCAAAGTCAGCTACGACCGGAGCCGTAGCCGCTCCGTCGGCTCCCAGCTCATTTAAGGCATTGCCGATCCGGAGCATATCCTGATCAATCTTTTTGGTTTTGATATCGGTGAAAATGTTCCGGAGTGCCCCGGTAGTTTTGGTTACCTCTTCCACGCCACCGGAAAACTCATCGCCCAGGGCAACATTGAGCTTGTCGGTAGCTTTGGTAAAGTCCTCCACCTCCTCTTTAGCAACATCCAATTGCCCACCAATGGCAGCAATCTTGCGCAACTCTTCCGTAGTGGAGCGGGTATCGACTTTGCGAAGCTCACTGTTCAGATCCTTCACCTCCATCTTGGTCATGCCGGTGGTTTTCTGAATATCAGCCAATTCATCACTTAGCTTGAGAGTAGCAGGAAAAGCATTTTCCACCAACTTGCTTACCCCGCTTACAGCCATTGAACCAGCTGCGAAAAGCCCCCCCATTGCCCCCATGCCTGCCATGCTTTTAAGCGGGTTAAATGCTTCAGTGCTCACTTTAGCATCGGATCGCCTGGCGGCCATTGATCCGTTTACTTCCCGGAGCTTGTTATTCAGCTCGTCGTACCGCTTGGTGCCTTTGGTGACGTTTTCCAGTTCGGCATTCAACTCCCGGGCGTAGGATTTCATCTGCTTCATCGTCATCCCGGACACGCCCATTTCCTGACGAAGCGCCGCAATTTTCTGCCCTACCTGGTCAAGTTTGGCCCCGGACTGGCGGTATTCCTCGTTGGCGGCTTTAATGTCCAGAATGGACTTTTTCAAAGTGCCGGCCTTGGCATCCAGATCGCTCATCTGCTTTTTGACCGCATCCAGTTTGGAAGCAGTCTGCTTATACTCATCCGTGCCTTTTTTGAGTTCCTTCAGGGTATTTTTCAACCCTCTGGCCTCCTCGTTGAGCGCCTGCTTCTGTTTGCGCACTTCACCCAGCTGAGAGGCGGTCTGTTTGTACTGCTCGGTGACCTTTTTCAAGTCCTTCATTGTGTTTCGCAGGTCGGTAGACTCCATCTCCAGCTTGCCCAGCTCGGAGATGGCCTGCTTACCATCGATCATTACAGTTGTCTGAACGCGATCTTCTCTAACAGCCATCGCTTAATTTTTAAGGGGGTTAATAATGGCCGAAATGGCCTGCTCGGCGATCCGGGCAGAGACGACGCCGTTGAGAGCGCTCAGCCGACCGTAAAAGGCGCGGGAATACCACTTTTTAGGTCGGCGCCCTCCTTTTTTCTGGCCCCGGATAATATCGCCGTTGGAGTGGATGGACTCGATTTTTCGACGCCGCCCGGCGCCCATATCCCGGTAGCGGCCGCGCATCAGAAAGGAGAGGTCGTAGCCGATGGTCGCGCCGGCTTGCTGGTAGACGCGGTTGCGAAGGGAGTTAAACAGTTCATCGGAGATACCAATGCCCATGGCTTTTAGCTGCGCGTGCAGGATCTGATCAGTGCGGGCAGCCCACTCCTGGACCACTTGCAAAACCTCGGAAAAATTTGATTCGGCCATGCGGCTTCGTTTTTATCCGAAACTAACAGGCAGGGCGGGGTTGAGAAAGGACAAGAAAAACGCTTACACCAGGTAGTCGTTCGGGTTGTGGACCAGGGTCAGCGAGTCGTAAGTAAGGAATGTGAAGCGATACCCAAAACAATTGTCAAAAACGGGTCCCACTTTTTCGTACTGCACCGAGCTGATATCGAAATTCTTCAGCGCCACCGGTACCAGACCTTTGTAGCGAAGTTCGACATCATATACCATTTTGGCTACCACTTTCAGGCCGATCTTTTTGGCCTGATCGCAGATCTGGGTTTCCATCACGAAATTGTCGATTTGGCAATTCTTGACAATCACGAAAGCGCCGATATTATTATCAAAGACCTGGTTTGCATTGTTAGCGCTCAGGCTACCCTCGAAACTCTCCAGGCAGAGACAGAAGTTGTTGAGATCGATTTTGGAGCGCAAACCGCTAAAGACCTCCTCAATATTAAAGCGCGTAAACCGCTCTTTGGCTTCCGTATGGCCAATATCTTTCAATCGCGTGGCGACATCCAGAAAATAGTCTGTGTAGGCTTGCAGTTCCACTAATGGGTTGACATTTTGGTAATAAACGGTTTCTGTTTTGGGAAATAAATGCTGCTGTCGGTCTGCTGGGCGGCTCTCTTAGCTGCTGATTCGTATTTATTTTTATTTCTGTTGGGCGAAGTGAAACGGCGTTCGCAACCAAACAGCATTATCCCTAACATTACTGTAAATGCTGTAAATTTTCTCATAGCTTCCTAATGCTTGTTTTTAAGTTCCTCTAATTTTTCCTGCATTTCGTCACTCTCCTGGATGGCCATGTCCAAATCGCTAAGCACAGTGCCGAGCGGCTGAAAGGCCGTCCGTTCGTATTCATTCACCGAACCAGCCAGATTCCGGAGCACGTGACCCCAGCCCCGGCCTTTGGCATCATCATCTTTGGGCTTCCGGAAAACGTTTGGGTATTGCTTCAGGATCAGGGCTCGGCAACCGTCGTAAAACAAAAAGATCGCCTGCCTGGTAGACAAAGGCAAGCGGCTGACCAACTTCACGCGGTCACCCACCAAGTGATCGTTGTACTTCTCCCGAATATCGCCATCGAAGTCGGGGCTTTGTGGACTGTAATCCTTTCGCTTAGGACGGTAAAGGATAGCCACGAGCAAGTTGAGTGCTTCCGGATCGCGTGTTTTGGCGTAAGCGATGTAAGCCGATTCTGCCTTAATGAATTCCACGAAAGACAAATTTGCCAGCTCGTCCGCCGGACCGTAAAGTTTTTTGAGGCCTATCTTAACTACCGGTAGTAATTGCCGGGTAAGGTTGTTGGCTCCCTCCAGTATCCAGTCGGCCAGTAACTCCATATCGAACCTACTTTCATCCGAAATGTTGAATAGGAAATGCCACTGCAAGCGCAGGGATCTGGGCACGTTGAGCAGGGAAAGTAAGAGTCGGATCCGCGCTTCCGGAAGCGGTATTTCGGCGTGAAGGATGCCGGCAATTTCTTTCAGCTGTCGCGGGGAAAGTGCATTGTAAGTGTTAGGAACGGGGTAAAAACGTTTTCCTATGTATACGCCGTTCATAACAGGACAATCAGCACTATAATCAATAAAGCTATCCCCAGGAAGGTGAGAACCTTGGATTGAAAACTTTGCTTCTGCAACTTTTTGTCCTTCCGCTCCATTTCTGCTTTTTGCAGCGATACCAGGCCCTGTTGTTTCATAAGCAGGTTGTCGCGCATCTGAATTTTGTCCTGGAGCACTTGGATTTCCCCTTCACGCAAAAAGATCATATTGCGCAGGTTCTCAACTGTATTGTTAACTTTCTGCAACTGTATTTCCCGCTTTTCCAGTGTTTCCAGGTCTATTTTTCCGACCGTAATCAATCGGGCTATCTCATTTTGCTGCGTGCGGTTATAAGCGTATAGTGTATCCCCATTTACTATAATGCGGCGCGGCTTGAGGGTGTTGACTTCTGCCTTGGAAGGTCCAATTTGACTTGGTTGGGGTTGCTGGCTGGTTTGGGCTTGTTGAGCGGCAACCAGCTTGAACAACGCAAGACATACAAGTGTTAATAGTAGTCGTTTCATTTCTTTTCCTCGATTTTCAGGGTTTCCATGTACCGCACCATTTGCTCGTCGGTCAATTTTTCGATCTTGGGTCCGACGTTTTTACGGTCCGCTTGCAATGCATCAATTTGCTTTTGAACTAGTGTCACAGCTTTATCGTTGCGGAGCGTGATTTCCTGCAGCTGCTTGAATTCCTTGTGTATCGAATCAATTTTTGCATTTTTAGCCTCCTCAACGATTCGCACAGAGTCTTTTAACTGAATGATTTTTCTAGTTACCTCTCTAATTTGGACGGTATTCTCATCTACCTGCTCGGTCTGCTGACGCGTAAGAATCACATATAAGGTCATCAAAGCCATTAATCCGATTTGAACATGCGTGCCAACCTTAGCAAAATCAACGCTTAATTTATTCTTTATGGCTGTCCATATTGTCTTCCTGGCCTGCAGGAGGATCTTCAGTATCATCTGTTTCATGTTTTTTCTTTAACATTTTAAGCCTTCCCTCAATAGTATTGTATAGTTCAGGAGTGATATAGCCCAACTGCGAAAGGTTGGTAGTCACCTTGTAAAATAAATTCAGCATAATCGCCCCATAGACCCAATCCGGAAACCAGGCCAGGGCACTGATAAAATGACCCAGGTTTGATGCTAAATACAGTAACACAAGCAGCCCGGAGATATTAGTAATAGATGATAACAAATCCTTTCCTCCTTTCTTAGCCGTCAGCTTCCCATCATTATAGACAATATGCCACTTCAGGGCCAGCGATATTCCGTAGGCAATCAATAGAAAGTAAATGGCCCGGGGATCCTGCCAGATGTGCGCCTGCAGGAAAGCCACCACGCCATCGGCTGAAGTGGCCTGGAGTGGCTCAGCCATGGTGCTGGCAGCTTTGGTAATTACGTGCAGGGTATCGCTCTGTGGCATCTTATAAATTGTGTTCTGTGTGTTGCCGCTCAATGTCTTTCATTACCTCTTCCAGCTTAACCATGCAGGCAGCGATCAGTTGCAGTTTTTCCTGATCACTCAGGTTGAGATTCATAATGCCCTGAATCGAGCAGGCCGGACCGCTTATGCGATGATTGAGTTGATAAAGCAGCGCCCGGTACAATTGCTCAAAATCAGGAGCTCTATCCATTACTTAGGCAGCCAGTTAGCGCGTTTGGTCCAGCCCCTGATATATTCTTCCTGAGAGGGATCTTCCTTCACCAGAGAGTCGTAGAATGCTTTTTGCTGAATTGAGTACGCCTTCAGAATGGCTGTTTCAGGGTATTTGGCGCACTCCGAAAGCGTTACGTTGCCCACCAAACCATCAGCTTTGATTTTGCTGCCTAAGGCATTAAGCGATTGCTGTAGCAGTACGTGGGCGCGGGAGTGACCGGCGTTAACGGCTGTATCAAAAACCTTTGCACCCAGCCGGACCGGAAGCATATCGTAGATTGGCCTCCAGAAGTTGAGCCAATAAATGTCGACAGCATTTTCCTTAGTCAATCCCTTGATGTCGAGCCAATCAACGCGGCCGTCTCCGTTAAGATCCTTTTTGATCAACTTCAAAAAACGAAGGCTGACACCCCAGTTGGTTGCCCCGCCTTTATCCGTCACCCTGTTATTGTAGCCGCCTTCGTGGATCAGAACGTCCTCAACAGCCTTTAAGAATCGTGTAGTTTTCATATATATAAGTGGGATTAAAAAACATAAAGGCCTGAATCCGGATCATTTTCATAAAGCCGGTGCGCCTTGGACTGATAGCAAGGGCTGTTCCGGTAGAGCGGGTAGGTCGTCAGATCTGCCTCCAGTAATTCCCGGATCCGCGCCAGATAGGTCTCGCCGTCCGCCTGCGCCTGACATTTGAGTCGCTGTAGCCGAGCATCGGAAGCTGGTTCCTTTCCTTTTGTGTAGGTAGATCCAGCGTTTTTGGCTACCTGAATGCCGTTTTCGGATTGAATCACGGAGCGCTCGTCGATGGCGCGGGCCATAGTCAAGTGTGCCACCGCCGGACGAATCTGCTCCAAAAGAGCCAGGTTAGCTGGACTGATTGATCCGGAAAGAATCTGGGCTTTCAGCTCAGCGAAAAGTGACTTGCAAATGATGGGTAAAATGGCAAGCTCCTCTACTTTCTTCATCTGGGCCCGTAAGGCCAGGAAAGTGCGCCGGCTTTCGTTGATCCAGACGAATTCGCTGAATTGCTTGGCGGTATTGATAAAAAACTGCTTTAGGACCGTGTAGGCAGTCGATGCAGCCCAAGCGGGAAACAAGGTTTTGTTTTCCTCTAGATATTCCAGCAGCGGGTCGATAGAGTCGTAGCCGGTGTTGAAAAAAGACGCTTGGAGTTCATCAATCTGCCACTGCGCGGCTGTTTTTTTGTCTTTGGAGCCGCTCTGCTGGATGCCACTTGAGGCGATCTGTAACTGACCAACTGGTACGAAAAGGGCAAAGGCAAAATTGGCCAGTGGAGTACGGACCAGTTCCAACAGCTTGGTCTGCGCGCCGGCGAGGGCGTTGGCCTGGTAAGCCACGCGCAGTTCCGTGAATTGATTGACGCCCAGGTAGGGCATCAGAAATTTTACCTCCGCCTGTTTGATGTAGGAATTAACCGCATCAAAATCGAATGTTACGGTCGCAGGAACAAATTGCTTCAGTTCCTCAGTGGTTTTGAAAAGAGCCATCTTATTCGGTCGTAGTTGCGCGTTGTTTGGGAGAAACCTTATCGAGCGTTTGCAGGAAAGGCTGTTTAAATTTGAACTCCAACTCCGGATCCCAGCCGTTGTAGTCGCGGATGAGATATAGAGGTGAAAGAATAATATCGGCGTGGATCTGGCACATCGACAGGTACATATTGAAGGCCTCCCGTTTGTCAGAGCCGGAACCCGAGCCCATATTCTTACCCGGTGCGCTGCCGATCAATGTGCCATCCACGCCCAGGGCGTAGAGTAAATGGGCAGAGGCCTCCTGGCTGTCTTCGATGTAGGCGCCGGATTGCAGCTTGTCATCGATGGGCGTGATTTTCCAGCCGGGGAATTGATTAATGCCTTGCTTATCGGTCTGCATCATCGTCATGATTGCTTTCCCGGCATTTTTCGCTCCCGACATCATATCATTAAAGCGTTTGAGTTCTTCCTCCATTTTCTGCATTTTGACCGGTTGCGGGCAGGAAGCCCACGCTTGCCCGTACTTCTTCTCCCAGTACCAGTCAGCAATCTCGATGTGATACTTGACGGTGATCTGGTTTTTCATCAGGGCCTGCTTGAATTCGGGCAGGTAGTTGGCAAAGCCTAGCCAGCCCGATTCGATTATGGAATGCCAGTCGGCTAACTGGTAGTATACCTTCCCGCTGGAGGGGTAGGAAAGCGGGTAGATGTACTTGTATTCGCGGCCGTACTGCAGAAAAGTGGCCGGATCGTAGTACGGATCCAGTACCGGAACCTTGCTTGTAAGTGGACTATCCTCGTTCTCGTTGCTTTCCCAGTTGGCGTTGATGTAGCAATTTTCAACCAGGCCCGTCTTTTCATTCTGCATTTCCCACCGACAAAACTGGGCATCCTGCGTGCTGATCGAGTTGATTTTCTTTCGATCAGCCGAGAGCACCAACTCCGGAAACGCGTGGTAAAACCAGTAAAAATCTTTGATAGCTTCGATCAGGTAGAGGTGCAATCCGCTCGTACGACGAAAGGCTTCAAAATCAGGGTCACGAACCGGTTTGAATTTCTCGTTGCCATCCGAATCGTAGGATATTTTTCCGGTCATCAGCCCGCCGGCGTAGAGTGCCCGGGCTTTCCAGTCTAAGGTCGAGGGAACGAGCGTGTTTTTGCGACAGGTGGCTACGACTTCCTGGGGAAACAGGTTACTATCGCCCCATTTGGCAATCTTTCCGCCACCCATCTGCTTGACGACGGGCGAGGTGCCCGGCGTTTCCTTTTTGCCCGCCTTGGTTTTTCCGGAAGAGAGGGAAACGAATGCCTCGTGATCGACCAAATAGGCAGCATTTAAGTCCCCTGATATGTGTACACTCATAAGTGGGTTTCTTGACCGTTAAATTTTACGATGAGCCACATATGGCACTTTCTGATCTCCCCGTTCGGGAGTAATAGGTTGCGGGTGCCGTTATCGTGCTCGTTGGCCGCCCTGCCAGATGGGGTTGGTTTTGATCGGACCCTCTGCTTTTTGTTACGTGCCAGAATCACCCCTTCGGCGGTAATGATCTCCCCACCGGTGAGGCGATTCTCATCGCAAGTGATGAACTGAAGGGAAAAGGGAATTGCGTTACCGTGATGATTGCGTAACTCCATTTTTCTAAGCACCTCTTTTATGGCAATTGTGTTCACAGGCAAAGCGTTACTGTTGGGCAGTGAAGGTAGAGAAGGAAGTTAGGGTGGGAAAGGACAGGAAATGCAAATATATTTTGCCTTATTTGCTAAAAAGGCTTTCTATGCAAACCCGACTTACACTTTATCCGCGTAATGAGGAATCCATTGATGTGCTGATCCAGTATTCGTCGGCCTTGGACGGTGCAGACTGTGAGGGTTGGTGGAATGTAGACCACAATGTCGTTGCCCTGAGTTGGAGAATGTACAGCCAGTTTCAAAAAATAGAGCAACAGTCGGAGAAGAGGGCGTTCTTTCAATCGCTCCGCAAGGTTTCGGCTACGCAGATCCGTTAAACCAAACTACCATCCTTCAGCTTTCGGCCTGTCAGCTCACAAACATCCACGGGAAAGCTGCCGTTTTTCTCCCCCTTGACCATTTCGTGCTGCCGGTCCACGCCGGCGACAATATCCGTCAGCTCGGATTCCTTGATTCGAAATTCAAAGCCTATGGATTTAGAGAATTCTCTCAGCTGGTTGAGCCGACTTACTTGCGCCGGGTTGGCTGGAATAGGGGATTTACGCATAGAATCAGGGGTTTAATGCTGAAAAATAGCCTCAAATCATCTAAATGCACACTTTTCGCAGCAAAAAATAATTAAAGAGCTATTGGTCAACCTTTTAACGCGTTTGGAATCATTTTGTTAAATATCGCTCACATAACTGATCACGACGCGCGCTGTCGGTCGGCGGCAATTGCCGGGACTGTTTTCGACGATATATGAGGGGAAAAGGTTGATTAGATCACCATGGCATCGAAGAACTCAGTCTCCTTGCCGATCCTTGCACGTAGCTTGGCGTAGATAAGGGTGTCAGCCGCATCGGTCTGGTGGGTGGCCTCCTGAGGTGGAATGCCGGAGCCTTGCTTCTCTGAGCTTTTATCCTTCTCAAAGAACTCGCCTTTCTTAATCACCCCGGCCTGCTTGGCAGCAGTGGACCAGCTACCGGCATTAGTGATGTTGTAGCCAAAGCGAGGTAATCGGCTGTCCTGTCCCTGCAGTAGGTTACTCCAGAGCAGGTAGCGGGAATGGTGGGAAGGGGCCTGCCCTATGTAGTGAGGGGTTACGTGCCAGCCCAGGTTAGTCAGACCCTCGATCCATTCGTCCGAGAAGGAGATGTCAGTCGATGCATTGCCGGCAATTGCCGTGTGATCGTAGTAGTAATTGATATAGCGGCTCTTGTGGGGCTTATAGTATTCGTGGAACTTCTGAATACAGTCTTTGAGCAGCAAGGGGCGCAGTACGTACATACTGTTAAGCAGGCGATACTCCCACCCCTTGCCGTGGTTCTCTTGCCCTACACATACGCAGTTGATGGCGTTGTTGTAGTCACATGCGATATCTAAAGGCTCGTAGGGCTGTACATCTGCATCCCACCTACAATCCTTCTTTAGGTCTTTGCGATACCCTTCACCATAGAGGTTATCGATGTAGCTGTAATTAGCCATTTCATAGCCGTGCTCGTCCTCATTCAGCAGGCCATAGAAGCCATTCTCGATAGCCAGAATTTGCTTATTAAGCACAGATATCTGGAAAGCTAAGTCGGAAAGGGTGCGCTTAAACTGCTTGATGGGAGACAGGCCCAGGGCGTGGATATTATCAATCGTGGAGGCTAGGCTGAAATATACCGTTTCCTTCCTCAGCTCATTCAAGTACTCCAGAAACTGATTGATCCGTCGCTGTAGCCTTTGCCTGGTTAACTCGCTGGCCGCTTGCATTTGGGCTTGTAACTCGATAATTTGGCTTTGCACCATCAGGATGGCCTCTACCGTTTCCGGATCCATCATATTCTGATACTCCAGCAACCACTTGCCTTTGGAGGTAGTGGGCATATCCGAGCAAAATAGCAGGGAAAGGTAGTTAGAGAGGTGACCGAACTTGTCGGCGTGGCCAGCCATCGTCAGCAGGGTTTCATTATCAACTTTCTCCTTATTAAGGAACTTTGCTTCGTCACCGGCTCCCCATTGGGTGCGCACGCCATTGATCGTGCCGGGTCTGTCTTGAGAAACTAAGTATATACCGGATCCATTATGCCAATGAATGTAGTGCTCGGCTTTGAGCGGGTGACGATAGGCCTTATCCCATTTATAGTAATCAGGAGCGAATTTTCGGACGAAAAAGTGAATGCCTTCCACGTAACCCAGCTTTTCCCAGCCAGCAATCAGGGGTGGTATTGTTCGGGTCAGCAGTTGCTCGTAGGTGGTGCCCAGCAGAAAACCGTTTGAGCGGGGCATCTTGTGGATGTTATCGAGCGTAAAGAAGGCCATGGGGCCTTCAGTTTTGCCCGTAGCGCGTCCCCAGAGACAAACGTTGATCGAACAGTTGATCAGATGAAAGAGCAGCTGAGGAACGTTATAATGCAGCTTTTGGGGCTCATTCATCGTTGTTTACAATTTGGGCGTCTTCAATAGAGAGATCCTTCTTTCTTTTGGTCTGGATCAGCTTCTGTACCTGGTTTTCCCAATTCTCGGGAAGCGGATTATTAAGCATCTCCGGAAAGAAGCCCACAATCCACTGCGGAGGCTGCAGCCGGCTCCAGTCGGGCACCTCCATATCTTCCTTCTCAAATCCGGCATTTTTCCTTAGCTCAGCCACGGCGCGGATGTAGGCCTTGATGTCTTTTTCCTCTTCTGCCCAATCCAGCGCCTTGTATACCTTTTGCAGGTGCACGTGGCGCATATAATCCTTCTGGTTGCGGTGAATCGAGCCAAAGACCTGCATGGCGCTGTCGAAATCCCGGTAGACGGTTGCCTGGTCGATGCTGAATTTGAGTTTGTGCAGTTGAATGGAGGTTTTGCAGATCCCGTGCTTCTGAATGAGATTGTCGGCAAACTCCCAGCGCTCGACACGATTTTTGACGTGCTCGGGCAAAGGATGGGCTTCCGGATCCTGGACGTGGAGCAAATAGATATCTACTTCCTGATACTTATTCGATTGCTTAGGCATTCTGCAGCCTCCTTTCCAGTTCGTCTCTCTCAGTGATCCAGCCGGCCACGTGGTCAGCTCGCTTGGGGTTGTTTCGGTGCTTGCAGATGTAGGTACGAACGTTTCTGAGCCGCTCGTGCATCTCCAAGGGATCCGTGGGCAGCAGGGATAAAGGTTCCGAAGGCACCGGCGCACCGGGGAGCTGGCCCGTTTGCTCGAATTGCCGCAGTTGGGCCCAGTACTGATTGATGAGTCTGAAATTCTGCTTAATGACTAGGGCGTGCTGGAGCCGTTCCTCATTGGTGGCCAGCAAGGGCAGCTGTGCGTGCAGCCGGGCGGTTTCCTTGAATAGCTTTGCCCGTTGCTCGTTGAGTTGCTTTACCGCATCCGGAAGTGGTTGATCTACTTGCCTGGTAACGACCGCAGCAGCAGATGAAGGCTGACTGACAAGCGCGGTTAGTTCCTCTACCAGTTTGGATCGGGTAAAAGGCGATTCCCCCGTTTTCAGGAGACGTTTTAGGGGCTCGTTCGTCCCATGTTTTTCGAAGAGCGCGCATCCTTCCGGGTAACTCTGCCCGGACCGGAGCCAAATAGCAATTGCCGACATATACCCGAAGGTAATTGCCGGCAATTGCTATGGAAAGGACCCTAAAACGCTTGTGTTTCCCTGGCTTCTTTGAACAGCCAGTGGAAATGCATTTCATCGGTAATCACGTACGTATACCCCAGTTTGCCCAACAAGTCGAATATGTCCTTGCGGCCGTATGTGGCTGTTGGGTAATGTTTTTGCAGCCGCTCGTAGACTTCTCGGGTACTTAAGGTGAAATCAGCTTCAGGGAGGGTTTTGGCCGCCACAAACTGTAGCTTGACAAAGGCCATGATTTCTTCAACTCTGGCCAGGCGGTCTACTTTACTTTCGCCATCAGGAAGATCATCTTCCCGCTCGTCTTTGACAAAAAACTTTTTTCCCATCGTGGCAAGGATTAAAAAAGGCCTGATAAATAACCAGACCCTTTTATTTATTCACTTTAAACAACCAATTAAACTACTTGCTGTCGTTAGGAAGGGCTTTGTCTTTCTTTTCTGCTACTGCTACCTTCTTTAAGTAGGGGCAATTATCAGCGTACAGCTGCTCGGCCACCTCCAGCGACACCGAGCGCAGATCAACGTTGCCCAATTCGGGAAAGTTGATCAGGCCGGGCTCTACGCCAACTATTTCGAATTTGCCCTCCAGTGCCGGGGAGGGCTTTGCTGTTTCTGTTTTCATAGCTTAGAAGGGTTAAACGGCCGGGGTGAGCGGCACGGCCGCCGTGTAGAAGGGAGCAATGCGCCCTACACTCATAAATTCAGCCGTTACCGAAATTTCGTCTTTGACTGCGGCTCCCGATTTGATCGAGAATTTCTCCAAAGAGGCTGGCAGTCCTTCCGATCCAATCACTCGTCTACTACCACTGATCTGAGTTGCAATCAGAATCAGATCGGAGTTTTTCACCTGCTCAAGCCAGCCGATAATCTCGGCTTCATTACCGGTCCGCTTCAGCGTTATCTTGTTTTCCGCCGAACGGCCATCCCGCTCACCTACCCCTTCACTGTCGAGTGAAGAGGTTAGTAAAGTGCTCTGAAACTGCCAGAACCGCTTCCCGGTCTTCATCACGAAGGGGCTTGCAATCGTTACCGCGTCAGCCAAGACGGCTGGCGCTGCCGGCACCTTGGGGAAAGTTAAAATATCGGTATACAAGGCCCAGTACGTAAATACCAACAGGCCGCCGTCATTGTTGCGGCCATCGGTCCGCAACATATCCTGAAAAATAATAGGCATAATAAGTTTTTTAAAAGTGTTAAACCATAGGACCTGGTCGGCTTACGCCGCTGGAGTTTCTGCCTTCTCGAGCACACCCGATTCGGCCTCTACAAGCGCTTTGAGTAGGTCACTATTGCTTTTTACCTCCTTAGCTTCGTAAACCTTTTCTCCGATTTGAAACCTAGGAATCACGACCCGGTATTTCACTTTTTCGAGCGAAACCACGGGAGCGGCCGCGTCTTTCTGCAGGGAGGTTTCCTCCAGCTTTTGCAGTAGTTCCTGGTTTACTTTGTCGTTATCCTCACGCTCTTTGGTCAATTGAGTCTCCAGAGCGGCGATTTTTGCCTTCATTTCTTCGGGCGTCAATTCTGTGTTATTAGCCATTTTTCTTGTAAGTGAGAGGGAAGTGACTTGTTACAGTCGCTTCCCGGGGATGAGTTGAAAATAATGTTGAATGATCGATGAGCGTTCCTTTTTGGAAGACTTAGGGCTGATCGTTGCAGAAGAAAACCTCCGGAATTACCATGCCAACGCCGGTCCAGAAGTCGGTGTAGATCTTTACTTTACGATCTACATTCTCAACCTGGAAGTTGTTCATGTTCTTGGTTTTCTTACCCATGCGTATCAGATTGAACTTGGGCGAGCAAAAGATCCGGTTGGAGCCATTCATGGAAGGCAAGGGCCTTAAGGTGATATTGGTAAAATCTACCTTCCCGTTGGTATCGGAAAAATTAGCGTTGTTGCCATACTTTGCCCGATACCCGCGCTTAAATTTTCTGGCCCTGGTTTCGTTCATGCACAATTCCATGGCCACGCTGGCGTACTTCTGGTTGATGCCATCTACAAAAGCTTCCACCTGATCGACGAAAGTGGCATCTGTGGCAGACAGTGCTCCCGTAACGAAAGGTGTAATGCGGCCGGCGGTGACCTGAGCCGTAATCAGCTTCTTCAAGCCGTCCATCGAGGTACTGACCGCTCCCGCTGTTCCGGCCGTCGGGGCAACAAAGGAGCCGCTGTAGATTTCATTCATCTCCAGGTCCTGCTTGATCTGCGGAATGATCTGGTTTTCAATCCACCACTTGATGAAGGGCCAGGTTTTGCGATCGGTGCTTTCACTGGCCAGGAATCCCAGCCAGGAAGCTTCCAGATCGTCGGGTGTTTCCTCGACGTCGGCCTTCATGGGGAACTGCTGAATCGCTACCGGTACGAAAGTAGTCTGGCCAATCGGTGTCCAGGCCTTTTGGAAAGGCTGTAAAACGCGCTGAAAACGCGCCTCAGAAGCCCTCCAGATCGTTTCATCGGTGATGATGGGGGTAAAAATTTCTTCCGTCACCGACGGACGAAAAACCTGCTGATAAATCCGGGAGGCATTTTGAGCCTGGTCAATGTAGTACGCCCCGAATTCGGCTCTTATGTCTGCTATATTCACTTTGCTTATTGTTTAAGGGCAGGATGACTGCCTAGAGTTAAAAATTAAATCAAAGGAGATTACTTGGCTTGGCCGGCGAATAGCGGGTTTTCGTCAAGCGCTTTGTTGTGAGGTAAATTGTCAATCACTGATTGAGAAGTCTCGTTTAGCGTTTCCTGCTTCTCCTGGCCTTCCAGCCTGGGGTTGGTAGGAACTGCTCCGGATTGCTTGCCGTACTTGTCGGCCAGGGCCTGCGCTTCATCACGCTCCTTGGTCAGTTGCGTTACCTGCGTAGTGGCTGTAGCCAGCTTCGTGTTGGCCGCAGTCAGATCAGCGGTAGCCTGCTCTGCTGCCTCAATGACCTGGGCGTTTACTACTGTAATGCCTTCGATGCCGGCGGCAGATAATTCTTCGTTCACCTGGTTGATGTCCTCCAGGGTGATTTGGTCGGCTGTTTTGCCTTTGAGCGCCGACATTTTGGGGTATTTGTTCCCGAACATGTTATTTGATTTGGATGGTGTACTAGTGGATGATTCAGCCAGTTCCTGGGCACGGCTGATCGCATATTCAAGCGTGCCGATCTCATCGACCAGCCCGTTATCAATAGCAGCTTTAGCCAGATAGACCTTTCCGGTCAGGGGTTCATTATTCTTATCAAGCTGAAGTTTGCCTTCGCGGTTGCGTTTTACAGTAGAGAGAAAGACGTCGTTGGTCGGGTTGAGGCTTTCCTGCTTGATCAGGTCGTAATTGCCTTTCAGCATTTCGAAATAAGCCTTATTCTTGTCTTTCGAGTCGTCAGCCGTGACGTAGTGCAGCTTATAGCCGTACTTGGTCATCGCCTCCGAAGAGTCCATCACCTTGATAGCCGTTCCGATTGAGCCGATTTCAGCTACTTCGTGGCAGGCCACGATCAGGTTGGATCCACTGATAATACCGTAGGCTGCGCTGCAAGCCATACCATTTATCCAGGAAACCAGTGGCTTCTGAGTGGCAAACACGGCATCGGCACACTCGAAAGTGCCGTCTACTGTGCCTCCGCCGCTATCCATGCTAATGATGGTCGCGGCAATGTTGGGATGGTTATCTGCATCCTGCACCCAGCGCGAAAGCGTGGCCGATCCGGGAGTGCCGCAGTAGTCCTCTTTAAAAATGGTACCCGAAAAAGGAATAACCGCAATGGATCCTTCCGGCGCCTCATCGTAGGTGCTATAGCTTTTCATCTGAAAGGTGTTGCTCTCCAGATCCATTACCCGACACACGGCGTAGGGTTGTGGAGCTTCCTCCTCTTCGTCATCATCAAAGAAGGCAACCCGCTCTCCGGCCATGTAGCGTCCCAGCAGCGGGAGTAGTGATTCGGCTGACTTAGACTCGATCAGCCAAGCGGATCGGAAAACAGTAAGAAGTAAGCGATGTTTTGCCAAGATAAAGAGATTACGTTATGCCGTAGTTTCGGAATGTAAACTTATCGGGCGGGTGGCCTATCGGAAAGGACTGGGTAAGTCAGTGGAGAGGGGATAAAAATAAAACCTAGTAGTTTGTGGAAGGTATCAGCAAGCCTCCAAAAATAAATTGGGGAGAAATGTAAGAAGGGTGTAATTTATTTTTGTATGTTTGTATTATTCGATTGCACTTTCAGGGGACAAATCGGACGGTAAAAGCGTTGATATTTTTTAACCTTCCCCTTGACTTCTCGTATGAGGTTAGTTCAATTTATTGTTTAAGAAAGTTTTTTACTCTTGATGACTGAGATACAGTCAGGGGAGGATATACTAAAAAGTTGTTTAGAGAGGTTGTTTTTGAGGAGTCTACATATTTACTCCCTGCTTGAAAGCTGTTTCCAAACGCGAATGCTGTGGGCAATGCATTTTGAATCGCAAAGGGAGAGGCGACCCCGCCCGTGAAGTCCACCAGTGTTTCGGCCCCGTTATGCCCTCTTGATGCCGGATTCGTTAAGCCGTTTCCTAGCGCATCTAAGCCGTTTCCCCTTGCAGGGATTCGTACGGCCCCGGACTGCGTAAAGCCTTTCATTAAATTGAAATGATACTTATCCTGCTTAGTGCCCCACGTGGCTAGGGTTGCGTTGTAATGCGTACCGTGCCGTGCGTTCACGGAGCCATCGTAACAGGTTGCCCCGGCCCCTTCTGCCAAGGGGGCGTGAAAAACTGGGTTATCTAAATCCTGTTTGGCTAAAACCTTGGCTAAATTCTCAGCTAAATAGGGGGCAATTTGAAAGCCAGCAATTCCTCCTGTAAAATAGTTTTGCGGGGATGCCTGATTCAATCCTTCCAAAATGCAGCCTAATGCTGTTTTCCGGGGTGCATTTTGCGGTGGATAATCTAACCCACTGGCAGGCATTAGAACAACAGGGGGGCCATCCGCCACGCTATCAACATAAATTTGCCCTACGTGATTGTTATATACAATTGTAAAATGATTCCAAGCCCCTACGAGGTTGAAAATAGTACTGGTTTCGGCCAAAATAGCCCCCCCATTGCCTTTGTCTACCATTAGATTATTGCTGGGACCTTTGCGAATACGATAACCGCCCCTTCCTGTTGACGAATCATCATTATAAGCAATACACGCAAGGGTAGAATAGGGAAAGCTTTCTCCCGTATTTGCCCAAAAGGAAACAATAAAATTGGGTATTTCAACCGCTGGGGTCGTACCGAAATCGACGTGCTGGTTACCCGAAAAAGTAGCGCAATTGCTTCCTTTTAATCGCCCATTGTATTTTACCCGCCCGCGGTTTTGTAAGGGATTGCCTAGTACATCAAAACCTGGACTAGCTTCATTGCCGGGAATAAAAACCGAACCCGGTTTATTATATCCGACTTGATTTTGGTAGGAATATAAGTTTTGCGTAGCGTGAAAAGTTGCCATGGCTGTATTCATAATTGCACCATGCCGTCCATTTCCAGAACTATCATAGCTCACCGTTCCGTCCTGTTCGTCACATTTATAAGCAAATTCACAACCCGGAACAATTTCAAAAATATTTTTCTGCAAAGCAGCCAGCCGGGATTCAGAAAAAACAGCGTATTGAACGGCAAACAATTGCCCCTGAATCGGTTCGTTAGCTGCACCTGCAAATTGAAAAGCGCCTAATAGTGTTGCCTTCGTGGAGTCTCCCCATTGCATGCCAATAGTGATACTACTATAAGTTACGCCGTTGGCAATCAGTATAATATCACCTGAACTTCTATAAAATATACACTCTAATTGCGTACCAACAGGAGCTGGAATAGTTATTACATTAGGACCAAAATGAAACGAAAGCGTATTACTAAAAACGGAATTATAAGTTACTATAATGCCTTTGTTTCCGCCGCTTGATTGAATGCACATAACATTTTTTCCTTCTGTCTGCCCTGTTCTTATGAAGACAAAAGACAAAATGAAAAACGGGATTTCAAGCGCGGGAATATTTCCGCAGTCAACATACTGACTTCCCGAAAATTGATAGCAGCGGCCTACCTGAATAGGACGCGCCTGTTTGCCTACGCTATCAAATACCGTACTGCCTGCAATATCTGCCCCGTAGCGGTCGAACCAGTGCGCTAAAGGGGCGCCCGGCGCCCGGTTATCGGTCAATTGGCTGTTAAGATGCATAGTCGGGGCGTACGATTACGTGGTTGGCGTGGATATATTCCAATTCCAGAGTATCAATTTCGCCCGGTCCTGTACTTAATCTTAATATCCGATTTTGGCGCACTTTCAATTTTGCATCGACGCCGTCAATCGTTCTAAAACCCGTTGTGTCCTGAATCAAGCGTACCCAATAGAAGCGGTCGGCCACGCCACCGGTAAAAGTGAACCCGGTGATATTTCCGGTTAGGGTGATTGTAAAAATCCGTGCATTGTCCAGGTTGATCGACAAGGTCCCGCCGCCAAAACTGCTGGCCAGCACAGTCGGAACAATGCCGGCGTGAATGATGTCGGCGCTTAAAACCTGGCCAGTGCTGCGCTTCAAAGCGGTATCGGTGTTTTGAAGATGCGTGCTAGAGATTTCCAGCCAATGGGTATTCTCGGTCACTCCCGGATCGGTAGGGGGTGCGGAGTTCTGGGTGTTGGCCGCAATGTTGATCTTGGCCTGCCAATATCGCGCACCGGAAAGTGCCTGTTCACCGATCAAAAAAGCATTTACCTGGTTGTAGGCCGGAATCCCGGCAGTGCTGGCCGGGGCCACCGGTGGAAGCTGCGATGCCGGCACCTTGCCATTGACCAAATCCGCTTTGGTTTTTAGTACTGCCACGATTTTGTTAAGGGCAGCCCTGATTTTTAGTTTGCCGGAAGTTAGCAGCCCGGCAAAGAAGCCGTTCGCGTTATCATTTTCGGAAGGCGTGTAGTCTATTTCCAATTCGCCGGCCGTTTTGGTGGCGTACTGAGAGAAATCTACATCGATGCTTTCTCCTTCAGCAATCTTAATCCAAGAAGTAGTGGCCAGGATATACTTATAAATCGCCCATCCGCCCGAAACGGTGGGGTCTGCACTGGCATTGGCCACGTACACATTCTGCTGGTCCCGCTTGTCGGACAGGGTATTGCGGGCTGCAATATCCGCTACATTGCGTTCCACCGATATCAGGCCGTCGATGGCGTCGGACAGCTTTTTAAGCGTATCCCGATTGCCTGGCACGTCTCCCTTCAGGTCAGCAATCAGCTGGGTAGCCACGCCGGCGTTTTCCTTGCCGGCAACCTGGCTATTCAGCGTGCTGATTAGCCCGCGAAGCTTAAAAAGGGTGTTTGCATCATTGCCAGCTCCGCCCAGCAGGGCGTTGACCAGCTGGACTGCCACGCCGGCGTTCTCCTTTGTCGGGGTGGTGTTTTCAGCAAGCGCCTCCAGTACTTCATCAAAAAACGTACGCAAATGAACGGGCTCGATCTGCTGGGAAATATTGTTTTGGAAAAGCTGCCGGGATAGCTGTTTCAGGTCGTTGATAGATAGAGCCATATTAGGGGATGCGTAAAAATCCGAACGAAAATCCAGACGAAAACACCTTGCGCGGAGGAGGCAAAGCAGATTCGAACATTAAATAGAACAGCGCCGGGTCGGGGCTTTCGCCGACAAGAGTAAATCCGTAGTCATTTTTGGCTGAAGGTTTATTGCCCGTGTCCAGATTAGCCTTTAGCGTTAGGGGGTAATCGGGATTGCCAATCATCAGCGAGTTGCGATTTCCGTCCATAACGATAGCTATGAGATCATAGCCGCGCTGGGCCTGGAGCCAGTAGTGAATGTCAGGCGCAAGTTTGGGAACTGAGAAGGCAAGCTTCCACTTGTACAGGTCTCCCTGATCCGTTTCTGCTGCGTCCTGTGAAAAAGCCGCAGTGCCGGGCGTGAAATACATGCCGGCTATGGTAACGCCGCTCCTCATCTGTAAGGACTCAGGCAGAATAACGCCGTCGTGATCAGCAAGCCTGACTACATCCGAGGCTTTGAATAATTGCAGGGCCAGCAGGCCGCCGAGATTGTCGCCGCTAGGCCGTGCGAGCGAAAGCAGAGAGTGAGGCATGGCCTAGCGGGTTAGATGGAGCCTCCGGTGTCCGCCGTGATCGCTCGTGTCGATAAAAGGCTTTTTTTAGGGTGTCGAAGGCTAGCTCGTCTTCCCCGAATCCATAGCGCTCCCGAAACTTGTAGATCGCATCCCGGCGTATCATGCCGGCTGATAGCTGGAGTTCCATGAAGGTGAAAAACTGTTCCTTGATCAGGTCATCCACGAAGTTGTTGAGCTGCATCGCCGAATACGTGCTTAGATAGCGAATGCCGCGATTAAATACAAAAGGCTTCGGAATCAGTACCGTGTAGCTATTCTCATAAGATTTGGTCACGTAGTCATACTGCTTGTCATTTGAATTGCGCTTGAGTAAATGCATAAGCAACAAACCAACCGAGTTGGATCTGGATAGCGTCATGTCCGGCCCGAATTGACGGGTCAGATATTTATATACGTGCGCCTTGACGGGGATCTGGATGGAGATCATAGCATAAATTTCAATCGAAATACGGGAATCAATCCTAGGGCGGAAAGGACAAGGCTTTGTGAAAAATAAGTGTTTTTACTCTAACACCTGAAGGCGCAGCAGGAAGGGGGTGTACTGAAATAATCGTTCCTTGAAAACAGCCCCGTTCCTTGTTAAAAACAGCCCCGTTTTGTTGGTTTTACTGTGCTGGTAAAAACGCTCGTTTATCCTGATCAAGGGTGGACAAAAACCCTCCCTAAAAATTGGGCAAAAAATGTCCAAAATTTCGCTGTTTTCGATGGGTGGAAAGGTGGACAAAAAAGAGTACCTTTATGTCCACACTATATCCTTACTAATATCCTCATGACGCGAGATGAGATAGTCCGTGAAGTAACCACATTAATTCAGCAAGGCAGGAACGGCAATAAATCTGAAAACTCAAAATTTGATTTCAAAAGACAATGGTTTAATCTTAAAACAGAAGAGGGGATCAATCAATTTTTAAGACACGCCTGTGCTATTGCTAACACCTTTGGCCCTGATGGCTTAATGGTAATTGGATACGATGAGGACAAAAATCTTCTGTATAATACCGTTTTTACTGATTCAGGTTTGAGCGATCTTAGTGACTTAACCAATCTTGTTGCTAGTAGAGTAGATAGGTTATTTTCATTCAGTGTAATTCCAATGGACTTTGAAGGGTCAACTCTTAATGTAATTCATATTCCTCCTTCTATTGATAAACCTCACTTAATCGTGAATTACCAAACTTTCACAAAAGACGGTAAGTCTCGATCTGAAAAAGAAAGGATTTTCGTAAGAAAAAATACAGACTCACTAATTGCTTCCAGGCATGATATTGAGCTGATGTATTATGATCGGAAGAATATTATTCCTGAATATGAGTTATCTGCTTACTACCCTAGAAATAATATTTCATTTTTAAGCGGTTATGGGGAGATACAGTTTAGACTTAGAACACCCTTGACATTAGAAAATACTGGGAGGAGACCTGTTGCAATAAGTTCTATGGAATTGAAAATAGGGCCTTATAAGGATGAAATGTTTTTTTTTGAAACCTTTTCATATAAAGAAAATAATCTGCTGATTTCTCCTAAAGGAATTTATAATGGTGGAATTGAATTTCTTTGTCATACTATATTTCATTATAACAATGAGAAAATGGTTAAACTGATGTCTGAAATGTATCAAAATAGAAAGCATTTAGAAGTATCTGATTTAACAATAAAGCTTGTAACTGGTCACATTTTATCTATTAAACTCGCTGATTTTAATTAGGTTATGCAGATCGCCATTTATGCCCGGGTCTCCACCAAAGACCAATCCGCCGAAAACCAGCTCATCGAACTGAGGAGATTCTGTACTTCTCACGCTTATGAGATTGTAGATGAATACGTCGACGTAGTGAGTGGCAGCAAAGCTGAAGCCGATCGGCCCAACTTCAAGCGTATGATGAATGATGCCTACCAGCACCGGTTCGAAATGTTGCTGTTTTGGAGCCTGGATCGGTTCAGCCGGGAGGGCACGGTAAAGTCCATTCATTACCTCGACCAGTTAGAGAGTTATGGAGTGACCTTTCGATCCCTGACCGAACAGTACATTGATAGCTCTGGTATGTTCAAGCACGTAATTATCTCGTTGCTGTCTACGCTAGCCAAGCAGGAGAAGGTACGCCACCTGGAGCGAGTCAACGCCGGCATCGCCCGGGCAAAGGTGAAGGGTACTAAATCTGGCCAGCCGTTCGGTAGACCTGAGCTAGACGAAAAATTGCGCAGGCGTATTTTGGCACTGAAACTTCAAAACGCTTCTGATCGGGCTATCGGCCGCCAACTGGGCATTTCTCATCGCACTGTTGCCAAATACCTGTCTGAGCCCCAGCAGTAATTTTGGTACAACATCGGTACAACAAATTTTTATACTCGTTGTCTTCCTGTTTGCAATAGGTCCCAAATTCTTTAAATTTGACCGCTTTTTGTTCTGATTGGTTGGGTAAGAATAGCCAATATGAACAAATATCGCCTTGACAGGGCGGAGGTCATGGGTTCGAATCCCTTACATTCTACAACCCTTTTGGATTTAATGTATTGATTTTCAATATGATGTATAAGGGGTTTTTCATTGGGTTTAACATTGGTATAACATTAAAATAAAAAAGGGACCCTACATAAGGTCCCTTATTATTGGTGGGTGAGTAGCTGTCACTCTTGGGTGGGCTGTTGAGTCGCCAACCACTGATTGTAGGGAGCACCCAATAGGAAACCCGCGGCCTTAGCTGCTTGCATTTGCTCTCAGTCGTCGAATCCCTTTGCTACAGCCGCTTGCTGGCGCTTTTTCTCCATAGACCGACGATTCAATTCAAGGCGTTGCTCGTCAGTTAGTTCACGGGCGGCAGGCTTACGATTAATTAGTTCATTAACGATCAATTCGACCGCTAGCACACGCTCTTCAATTGTAGGGATAGTTTGAACTTCTACTGCGGGAACTTCGGACTGAACTGCGGGAGTGGATGATTTTGCCATTTTTCTAAGAAAGTTTGATTGTTGTTGCGTCATTATTGACTAGTAAAAATAGCATAATTTATTGATAAAATAAAATATTTTAAAGAAAAGGTTAGGTTATTTTTAGATAATTCATATATGCAAACAAGAAGCTTTTTGACCAGTGAGAATGGAAGTCGGTTGAGATAATTTCAATAGAATGCTTTGTTCTCTGAGAATATGGCAACAGCCAGGGCGGTGTAATAGCTTCTATTACCTTATCTATTAGCATAAAATATTGAAAATTAACAGGTTAGCCTTTGAAGGTCTGCAACCAACTAGCAAGATACATTATGTTCTATCACCATCCTTTTGGGTAAAATGACGTGTAACAACGTATCCTAAGGATGATATAGCTAGCACGAACATAGATATTGATACATCAACTATAAAGCTACCTGCTATCAGTCCATAGCCTTTATTCATTTCAGTTGATAGACTAGCGAGTATCGCTCCTATTAAGAGGTATATCGTAAACAAGGGAGTTCCAAAGAAACTATATCCTAATAAGAGCTTTACAATATGATATGCTTTCATTGCGGGCGGAAAGAATTTTATTTGATAAACAGTTTTGCCTCTGCCTGTCTGCGGAGGGTAAGTCCGTTCAGGACGTGACCGTTGGCCTTATTCCATTTGACGAACTCTAAGGCTGCGGCGTTGAATTTCTTTTCATTGACGTACTTCAGAAGGGTAGCGCCTTTCAAAGCGCTTAAACCCAGATTGAATGCGAACGATACCAGTGCATCGAACTGGTTTTGATTGATAACTACCGTAATTAGCTTGTGTACTCCGTCAACGAACTTTTTGGCATCCTGGCGCAAAAGCTCTTCGGCTTTCGACATCGTTATCTCACGGCCTTCGCACACATCGGAACCCGTATGACCGTAGCCAATGGTCCAGACATTGGCCGGACACAAGTAAGCAACTAATGTGCAGCCCTCGAATCGCTTGATGAGGTTGAGACCTGCTTGGGATAGGTTGAACACTTATTCATCGGAAGACTTTTTCTTGCCGAGTAATGAACCCCAGATGGCCGGAATAAAACCGAGAACTGTCAGCGCAATTTCATTGTCGGGTTTGTAGTGCATCACGGCTCCAATGAGCAGCAGCGAAATCACGCAGCCGAGAAAGGTTGATATGGGATGCTTGTACAGGTTTTCTGGGTCCATCAGTCAGATTTCTTAATTTTTACCGAACAGCTTTTGCACGATGCTGATGGATAAGTTGATTATCGTCAGCACGGAGATGATCGTCACGAAGGTCTCGTTGACCGTGGCGTGCTGGAAGTAGTTTAGTAAGAAGCACATAACAGAACTGATTGCTCCGACATAGCCTGTAGTTTCGATGAGTGCGTGTGTCACTGTGCTTCGTGGTTTAGGTATATATTCCATATTGCAGATTTACTTTTCTCAATAGGTTATATCCCATAATATTTTTGGGGTTCGTTGACGAAAACGATTGGAGACGTGCCATTCGTGATTACTTTGTCTTGGTTCTGGTCTACCTTCTCGAACGGGTAGTACTGCTCGAACTCTGCGCGGTTGTTGTTAATATATGCCAGTAGCTCCGACTTCACTTGTTCGGCTCGGTTGTACAGCTCGTTTCGTCGCTCCTTGATTTGGGCCAGGTCGGCTAACCTTTCAGACGAGATGGGGCCTATCTCAACTGTGGCTACAGTTGTCATCGCGAGTAAATCCCAGTGGACCATCAGGGCAAAGTAATACTGAGCCAGCTTGTATGCTTCCAACTGAATAACCGTCAGCGTGACTGGATTGGTAGTTGATGTGTTGGCGTAGCTGGTGAAAAAACCGTGTAGCCCGGAGGTCAGGACTTTGCGTAAGTAGAAGAAGTCCACGTTATTGAAGGCTACTCGTATGGATGATTCGTCCTTTTGGTAATTGACTGTTGTCCGTTCAACGAGGTAAGTCTTATCGATTATAAATCGCATTGGTTGTTGGGTAAGATTTTATAATGGTTTCCAAACCTCTTCATTGAGGTCCCAGTATGCCGTGACAACTGATATGCGATCTCTAGCCATACTGCGCCACTGTCCCTGCACCGGCAGGTTCTTCAGGTTGGGATTGGCATCTAAACCGGATGATACCCCGTTGACAACTACAGCACTGTTGCGTGAGATGTCATAGTAGCGGAAGGTTCCAGCATCCAAGGCTCTTGAGGCTGGATGGTCTGCTGGTGGTATCAGATCAAGGTTTCTCGTCGCTATCCGTCCGCCTCGGGTGTATGGCGCGACTCGGCCCACCCGCTTCAGTTTTTCATTCATTTCGTTCCGAGTGTAAAAGAAAATGACCTTAACAAAAGTCTTGTTCGTCAAGTTTGGTTTGGTTGTCCAGTTCCTCAGTGGTCATTGAGCGAGACGTGATGTCTAAGTCGAAGTCAGTGAAGCCTTTGCTTTCCAGGTAGTGGGTGATTATTTCCAATGGGCCTTCTTGTAACTCACGGATAACTGTGTTGTGATAAATTTGTAAAGCAGTGTTGTATAATTTACCATCGGAACCCAATGTGCTGCCGTCTTTTGTGACGTTGGCTAGGATAGAATCGCCACCGTGGGCGGTGCAGATTTGGCCTATGGCATTGTCTTTCAGGGCGTTCAACAACGATGTGCTGTCAGCAGAATTGTAGGGCGTTATCTTAACAGTGTCCAGTTGCTCGGAGATAATGATCATCAGCTTGTTAGCGTTCTCAGAGCCAACAAAATTACTCTTTACGTCTTGTTGAAACTGGAACTTCTCCTCGTCGGTCATATTGGCAACGTGTTCCAATATTGCACCTGCGAAGAAGCCGTTCAATACTGTATTGAGGCCGTATTTGGAAAGCTCACCTTCCAGTTCAACCGCATTGAGGCAGGACGTGTAAGAGACCTCAGGGAAAAAACTCTGACCTAAAGTCTGCTTGAAGTGGACGAACAGTTGAGCGCCAACGTCGGCTTTCTTCTGTTTATCCGTTAGCTGGGCAGCCTTATATCCCCTGCCAATGTTGGCCGGGTCTGCCGAGAATGCTTCGATGAATACGGGTTCCTGCCTTTTGTAATCCTGCCAGTCAGCGCAAAGCCAATAACCAAGCACGTTGTCATATTCGTCTGTAACCTTGTGGGGGCGCATCTTAGACGAATCAACGTAGTGAAGCTCGGCGATTGATTTTCTGTCCTTAGACCAGATGACTTGTACTGCCATCATTTCAAGAATAGATAGGTCAACGGCTACCCGCTTCAAGAGCTTGTCAGCCGACATCCCTTCACCATTGATTTTCTTCAAAGCTTCTTTTGCATTGTCTGATACCGAGAAACCCTCGCCCGAAATCATTGACCGGCGACGACGAATGTATCCTGAGTGGACTGTAGATTTCTGTACTGATTCAATTAGGTAATTGGGCCATTTATTGCCGATTCCCCATTTTACGAAGTCCTCTGACTCATTAAACTTGATGCGGGTTGGCTTTACATCTGGTATCTTTACGTCTGCTAGGTTTACAGTGAAGAATTTGGACGCTGTATTTTTTGTTGACATTCATTGTCATAGTATTTTACAAAAAAAACCTGCTGGAAGTATCAACAAGTTGTTTATATATTGCTTTTGTAAAGGCATCACAAGCCACATTATACAACAAGGAGGTCTTGCACCTGTGTATCGTACAAAAGCTCGTAATTATTTTTCAGATATATTTTCGTTTCTTCCTTTGTAGCTATTGTTCCAAATAAATTAGTTCTTAAAACTATTTTTCCGTCTGGCAAAGTAAAAACTGGATTACTGCCATTATCTTTAAAATCTTTAAAAGTTTTTATACCGTTAGATAAACGAATGCCTTGAGGAATTATAACATCTAAAAACGAAATTGGGGCTTTAATAAACACTTCTAAATCAAATACATCCACATCTTTTGTGGTCAAATATTTGATTCTATCCCAGAAATCGTAGCCATTTACTTGACAGTAAAAATTGTAAGTTTCTGGCAAACCTTCGACGTACGGAGATTTTCCTTGTAGAAAATCCGAAGCCATATTTAAAATAGTTAAAGAAGTAATCTCTTCTTTAAACTCAGTTATGGCAGACTGGAAATTATAAGCTATTTTCAT